AGCTCGAGGATGATTTGTGTCGTATCCGCCTCAAGCGTCCCGATGCGCGTCGCATTCGAATCCAATTCGAGAATGGTCTGCGCCAAATCTGTTTCCAGTGTTGACACGCGCGTTGCATTCGAGTCCAACTCGAGAATGGTCTGTGCCAAATCCGTCTCGAGCGTCCCGACGCGCACGGCATTCGAATCGACCTCGGTATTGAGCGCGGCGAGTTGCACAGACGTGGCCACACCCGTGAGTGTCGACCCATCGCCATAGAAGGACCCGCTCGCGGTGACGCGCCCACCGACGATGACATTGCTCGTCACGTCGAGACCGGTCGTGCCGTGCGTGAGCGTAATCGTCTGATCGCTCGTCGCCCCGTTTTCCGTGATCTGTTGAAGTGTGGAACTGATCCCCGTCAATTCGGACCCATTGCCTTTGATGTAGTCACAACGCACGTTCCCGAGAACCGAGACGACGTTCCCTTCGCCCGCGTATTCATCTATAAGCACGTTGGAACCCACGTTGAGCGTCGAATCCACGAACATTGACCCGACGACGTGTACATTCATAGTTTTCGTCGCATCCGCGTCGAGCGTGTTCCCGTTGGCGTGCGCGAAGACGAACTCATTCGCCGCGCCCTTGTACACCGCGAGCACGTTCGCACCCGGTCGAATCATTTTGTGCCCGAGGTCCGTGCTCGCGACGGTGTTATTGTTTGCCAATTCGACGACGGGGTCGTCGATGACGATATTCGTCGACGATACGTACGTCGTCGCGCCTCGAATGTCGAGCGCACCCGTGATGACGGTCGTCGGTGCGTCGATGGTGATGGCTGCTGGATTCATTATCGTGGGAGTCGTCACATTCACGGGGAATTCTCCGTGCGGTGCGACGAGCTTGGTCGCCGCCGTGAGCGATCCGACGACACTCACATTCATTTCTTGACTCGAGTCCGCATTGAACGACGTCGCACTCGTCGGTTCGTCCGTGTACCCGATGATAAACTTTTTGGACGTCGATTCGAATCCACATGCGATGTTTGAATTCGCCGCCCCGTCCTGTTCGCCGATGAAGCCGACGTCGGACACGCCACTCACACCGACACCGAGACCTAAGATTGGGTCTTTCAAATCTTTATTCGTGACCTCGAACCGCGTCGTCGTGCCGACGACGTGTAAGTTCCCGACGATGGTCGTGTTTCCTGTGAGCTTATTCACAATGTCAGTGTCGGTCTGGGCCGCCGTGTTCCCAAGCACTGTCCCTGACGCGAAAACCACGTTCGTCGCGGTGACGTTTTGGGATGCGAACACGTTCCCCACGACATGAAGCGCTTGCGTCGGTGCATCGACCCCGACGCCGATGGCCCCGCTCGTGACGAGAGATGCGCTTGTATTTGTGAACTTGACACAATTCGACACCGTATTCGCCACATCGGTCACATTTTGAAGCGTCAGTGTATCGATAGTTGTATTCAGCGCCGTCACATTATCCTGCAAATCCGTTCGTGCAACCGCGAGATTCGACGCGATATTTTGATTGAGTATACCGACGTTGGACTGCAACTCGGAGCGCGAGTACGTGTTCGCGGCGTTGAGATTGCTCGCAATGTTTTGGTTCAAAATGACCGCGTTCGAATCAATGTCCGCCCTGAGAAGAGTCACGTTACTCTGTAAATCAGTGCGCGCGACGCTCAAATTACTCGCGATGTTTTGATTCAGGGTCACCGCGTTGGACGCGACCCACCCCCGCGTCTCCGCGAGATCGGTGGCGTTAGTTGTGATTCTAAACGAATTGTCGTTCAGGCGCGCCTGTAAAATGCCCACATTGGACTGCAAATCGGCCCGTGCGTAGACGTTGGCCTGATCGACGTTACTCGCAATGTTGTCATTCAGAATCGTGACGTTGGATTGAAGGTCGGTTCTCGCGGTGGCTAAGTTTGAATCGATGTCGGCGCGCAAGAGCGCCACGTTCGATTGCAAATCCCCGCGCAGAATGGTCACGTTGCTTTGCAAGTCACCGCGCGCGACCGCTAAGTTTGAATCGATATCCGCTCGCAAGAGCACCACATTCGACTGCAAATCGGTGCGCGCGACCGCTAAATTGGACGCGATGTTTTGATTCAGCACCGACACGTTCGATTCGAGCACTGCGATGTTTGATATCCCAGTCATGAACTCCGCGCTCCCAAAGTATGTGCCGGCTTCGACGTTCCCGTAGACGTGAACGGCGAGATTCGAGCCGACACCGCCTCTCGGTTCGATGAATCGCTCGGACGCGTTGTTCGCGGTGTACCCTATCGCGAATTCGTCTGCGTCTTCTCGATACACCAACGCGATGTTCCCACCGGCAGGTCGGTTCATCACCATCCCGGCATCGAAGAGAAAGTTGGCATCCGTGTTGTTCTTACCGATCTCGATGATTGGATCGCTCACTTCCAAATTCACGCTCTTGACGCTCGTCACCGTACCGGTCGTCGTGAGATCACCGTCGATGAATGCCCCGCCACGAACCGTGAGCACATTGGATCCAGTGTCATCCACACTGAAATTCGTACCCACATCGAGCGTGTTCGCGGGCGTCACGTTTGCGATCCCAACTTGCGTCGTCGTGACGAAACTCGTCGTCGGATTCGTGAACGAGACCGTCGTCGACGTCGACGCGCCCTGTTCGCACACGTTGGCGAGATTTTGAATCTGGTGCGAAGTTAAGCCGGAATCGAAAATCTCTTTCGTCGTTTGGTTGTACGTGATGACGTTCGATGTCAAACCTTCCGCCTCGGTTGCTTGGCGCAAAGGTGCCATGTAAATGCCCGCATTCGACGCGACGATGGGTAATTCGGTCGCATTAATCACGACGGAATTAAGCGATTGCTCGTCTGCCTGGAACTTGCCAACGCGAACCTGGAGGGATCGTTCGAGTGTGTTAAGGTTTTTAACCATGGCTCTACTATATCTACGCGATTATTTATTCAATGCGACCCAACCGTCGTCCCGCATGTACACGAGCACGGCGTCATTTATCTCGTCGTACGCCATGAGCCCGGGCACGGGGTCTGTGATTTCGTCGAAACGAGGTAGCGCGATGCCCCGCTCGTGGATTTTCGTGATCTCCGAGTCGAGCTCTGCGCGCGCGTCGGCCTTCGCGTTCCAAATGTACCCTTTCAGAGTGTTTATGTCGTGTTGCAAATTTTCTATGGCTTGACGACACGCCGCCGCGTCGGAATACGCGCGAGCGAGTTCGTCCGTCATTTCTTCTAGAGTCCGAGAGTTAATTTGCATACAAGATGCCGCAGAGCCCGTTCTCATATTTCAAAATATTCAACGAGCATGCATACACGTCGTCCTGAATCGGGAGCGTCTGTGAAAGAATCTTGAACGACGCCACGCGCGAGCAATTCAGCGTGCCCGTGGGTTGGAGAAGCGACGTGGTCATCGCGAACGAGTGCATGAAGATGTCCGGTGACGTCACGAAGTTTGTGTGGTAGTAATGGCTAACATCCATGAAATGTGGACGAGCGAACCGGAACGCGGATAAGTCGACACCGTTCACGGCGAGGCGAATTTTGTTCGTATCCTTTTTGAGTGCGGAATTCGTATCGTTGTTTCCGCTCGCGATAAATTTCACTGGGTGGTTGAAATTTAACTCCATCTCGAGTTCGTTGGAAGCCGGTGTTTTTTGGATTTGGTAAATCATCTGATACTTCGGACCCGCACTGATGGCTTGGCGCTCGGCCTCGTCCAAAAAGTAATAACACGAGTACGCTTCCCACTGGTACGCCTCGGCCGCGATACCCCAGCGGATGCGCAATTCGACCTCCTGATGCTGGAGCGCGACCAGGGGGATGGCCGATGATGGTGCCTCGCAGAACGAGAATCGAAGCGGGTAGAAGTAACTCGTGGCGGACGAGCCCGGGTGCGGACCGTTCGAAGATTTCGAAACGTTATTCGCGAACATATCGATCGCGATGTTTTCGCTGAACACGGAATCTTGCGTGTCGACGACGACTCCTCCGATGACCCACTCGACGGACTCGATGAGCTGTTCCCAATTGGCGTGATCCTGCGCCTGCGCGCCATTGCTGATCGACAGGTACGTGTACCCGAGAAGATCGCCGTTCTTTTGTAACTTAATGCTCGACAATCCACCATTTCGCGTCGGTCCGTCGATGTGGTGCTGTTCGACCGACTGAGAGAACGACGTGTGCTTTTTCCAAACTTGATTGAAAAACGAGAGTCCCTGTTCAGAGCCATCGCTCGTGAACCACTGATCTTGAGTACCCTTGGCTGCGAGGACGACGGCCATTGATTGTTACTAAACAGCGCGATTTTTTATCTCGCTGAATCACATAATGACCGAGCAGTACGAGACTCACACGGTCGTCGTGGACAATCTCGATCACACGAACAAGACTGACTTCACCGCCTTTTTGCCGGTGGCTCTCGAAGATGTCGTTCGAGCTCAGCTCGTGGCGGCCAGCATTAACACGAACGGCGACGCCCAGCGGTGCCTTCACATCAACATCGAAGAGCTCAGGACGACGTTCAGTCAGCGCGCCAAGGCCGACCTCGCGTCGGGATCTGACAATCATCTCAATGGCCTGTTCGGCACCATCTTGTGCCAGCACATCCTGCACGCTGGTGGTGGTAATCAGAAAGCCGTGTTCTTTCGCGACGATTATCCGATCGTCCGAGATTTCTTGACTCCGATCCAGAAGCTCGATCGTCTTTCGCTCAACATCGACAAACAAAACGGAGACTCGGCGGGTCTCACGGACGCGATCTTCATATTCAAGTTTACATGCAGAAGAAAGATGATGCCCATGGTGCGTTAAAGAAGAGAGAATCTTCTGTGGTAGAAAAGCAGAACACTTCACAAGATGGACGGCGAGATCGTCCTCGACCGAGGCGACGGCGCGGTTCGTTTGAACGACAGTGAGCGCGCCCTCATGCAGGAGATCGAGATCGAGGCGCCGCGTCCCGTACACCGCGCACCCAGGCCGACACCGCGAGCGCCGCCCCGCGCAACCGGCGGAAACCGAGAAGATGTCGAGATGGATGCGTTCATAAACCCGACGAAACAACAGTACCAGGCGCCGGCTGACGCCCCCGAGTTCGACCACGGAGACGGCGCCGAAGACTACTTCGACGACGATTTCAGTGACGACTACGGTGACGACGACGGTATGGGTGGCGGACTCCCTCCAGAGCAACCCTCCGCCGGCTATGGCTCGATCGATGACGAGAAGGCGGACCTGATCAACAAGTTAAACCGACTCGAGAAGAAGGGATTCACGGTAAACAAACGATTAAACGTGTATTCTCAGGTCGACGATATTCGCGCCGAGTACAAGCGAATTACATACAGCATCGAGGTCGAACAAAGCGTCAAGTTCTCGAGACGCATGCTCATCGCGTGCACGACCGGCCTCGAGTTCATGAACAAGAAGTTCAATCCGTTCGAGTTAGAGCTTGATGGTTGGTCGGAAAACGTGATGGAGAATGTCGACGATTACGACGGTGTCTTCGAAGAGCTCTACATCAAATACCGCTCGAGCATGCAAATGGCACCGGAAGTTAAGCTCATCATGATGCTCTCAGGATCTGCGATGATGTTCCATTTGACGAACAGCATGTTCAAAACCGCCATTCCGAACATGTCTGACGTCGTGAAACAGAACCCCGCGCTCGTCCAGGACATGGTCGCGGCCGTTCAGCGAACGCAACAACAGGCACCGGTGACCTCTGGCAGTGGCGACTCTACCGCTACCGGCACAGGAGGTGGCTACGAGATGCGAGGACCCGGGATCGATCTTTCGTCTCTCATGGGTACGATTTCCATGCCACCGCAAACCATGTCGACGAGCCCAGACGGGCCTCGACCACCGCCCGAGGACGTCGCGGACGATATCTCTGACATCGTCGAACAAGTGACCACGACCGAAGATACTGCCGATGATGAAGTCGTAGAAGTTGACGTGAGTGCGACGACGAAAAAGAAGAAGGCGCCTAAGAAGAAAAAGACTGAGATTTCCCTCTAAATTTTTATCTTGTAATTAAACAATAAGCATGGTGCGCTCGCTCGCCTTTGCTGAACTCGAGCCAGAGCCTCCGCTCATCGATGACCCCGCGACTCAGACGGAGGTCAAGAAAAGGTGCGTGAAAAAAATGCCCGTCGCGCGTCGCGTTCTCGCTCAGGGGAACGACGGAACCGAGTGTAACATGTGCGTGTTCTTCTTTATAGCGGGGGTGTTCACGATCGGCGTTCTCGACGCGCTCGCGGGACGAAAATAAACTTTTTCCGAATCTAATGAATGTTTTGAAAGATAGATTCGCTAAAAGTTCTACTTAAAAGGAAGCCTAGATGTAGTCTTACATATGGCCCCGCGACGCCCTAAAACCCATGAGCGTAGCTTCGCATCGCACCCTAAGAGCGCACATTGGCACTACGAAAAGAACGGTGGTGTCATACCTCGCGACGTCGCTAAGTGTTCGAGGGGGAAATACTGGTTTCAGTGTGACAAATGCCCCCACGCGTTCGATATTAGATTGGACCATGTGACGTGTCAAGACCAGTGGTGTCCGTACTGTGCGAACCAAAAGTTATGCGACAACCCAGCGTGTCAAGTGTGTCATGAAAAGTCGTTCGATTCACACCCAAAGAGCGCGCATTGGCACGACGAAAAGAACGGCGACGTCAAACCACGCGACGTCGCTAAGTGTTCGAATCATAAATACTGGTTTCAATGTGACAAGTGCCCGCACGACTTCGATATTCGATTGAACGACGTGACGTGTGGCGATCACTGGTGTCAATACTGTTCGAACCAAAAGTTGTGCGATGACCAAGCGTGTCAAATGTGTCACGCGAAGTCGTTCGCAACGCATCCCCGTGCCGCACACTGGAATTACGAGAAGAATGGCGAATCCATACCCAGATCGGAATTCATGCAATCGCGAACACGACGATGGTTCACGTGTGATGTTTGCGCACACGATTGGGATCCACGACTATTTAACGTGGCAAGTGGCAAGTGGTGTCCCGTGTGCAAAGACAAAACTGAAAAAGCCGTGTTTGAATGTCTCAAACGCGCGTTCGGTGATGAGATCGTGAAACACCTCGGGACGCGAAAGTACGTACCGAAAGACGACGACGGTACGTGGGCCGCGTTCCCGTACAAATTCGATATCGTCGTCGAACACCCGTCCGGTGAAAAGACACTAACCGAGGTCGATGGGGGACACCATTTTCGAGACTTTGGCCACTGGAACTCGAACGCGCGCGAGAATCAACACCGCGATCTTGTCAAACACATATTCGCACTCGATCGCGGGTGTCACGTCGTGCGCATAGACCAGGAATGGGTCGCGCGTCAGATCGCGCGCGGTAAAACCGAGTGGGAAACGCGACTCATCGAGGCCGTCCGTACACAGAAGTGTGCTTTCGTGTGTGCGGACGGATCTAATAAGTACACGAATCACCCGTGCTACTGGTACGGGGCGGTGACATCGCTCGTTTTGAAGAAGAAGCGACGACGATTCGGTGTTCGCGTGAAGTTCGCGTTTGCGCGCAATCGTGGGATATTTAAAAGATATGCTCAGGGGAGATTCAGAACACGCTATGATACAAGATTTGGTCTCAGAGCGCTTAAATCTCGGTAAGAGCAAGTACGGACACGGTGTACGCACTAACATGGACACGACGACGTGGGGTACACCCAAAAACTCATGGCTCGAGATGGCGATCGAAGAATATCTCGACGCGCTCGTCTACACGGCCGCGGACTACATCAGAAAGTTCGAAGAACCGAGCACACCGGACGATAACGAGCGAATCTTACAAGTGATCGCGAACCCATATTGTACGATGTCGAGCGAACACGCGAAAATCATTCGAACACTGTGTGAGCTCGTGGAAACGTCCATCGCGCTCGACCCGTAAACTCCAGATTTTGTAATCTATACGACGCGATATTTCACGATTGGTTTACAGAAAGAAGCTTCTTTCGGCCACAGTATGCATTCTTATTAAGAAAAAACGTGACTTCGGTCACACCCCTCACCTTTTTTGCGCTACACCGGGAAGGACGGCGGTCGACACTCGTCACCCAGCGTCTTATCTTTTACATAGCCGAGCAAAGTCCCTACTGAGAATCCGACGGCGGCGCTCCCTAAAACGAACCCTGGGGCGAGGATTTGAAACAATTTCATTATTATATAGATTCTATATTTTTATACACCCCTCACCGTGAACATCGACACCGCGACGTCTCACTGCTGCTTCCCTGACTGTCGCGAGACGTCACTATTCGACGCGCGCGCGATGCGAAAACAACTCCTCGACGCGCTGCGCGCTCTCATACCGCGCACCGAGTCGAAGAAACAACCGCTCGGAAGATGGTCACTCAAGACGTGCGATGAACTCGCGACGGGCGTGAACGCCGTGTACCAAAACAGAGACCACTGTGGCGACGTCATATGCAAAACGCCGAAACGCGCGACCGACTACATTGAGACTAATAAGTAAAACTTTGCACTGTTATATTCTGAGAATCACGCTTAATACTCGCCAATTTCCCACCAATGCTCGAATAGACCTTGACGAAGATATCATACGCGTACACTCGCGCGTTCGCGACGTCTTTAGGTACCAACGTGAGCGTCGTCGCCGTCGTGGCGCACGCCTGAATGTTCCATGGGTAATCATTCGCTCCACCAAACACGTTCACTCGCCCGAAGGCCAGCGGGATGCTCGACGTCGTGTTGGTACTCGTATTTGAGTTGCCACCCTGAAGTTCGATAATCAGCGTGTTGATGCTGTTCTCGTTCGCCTGCGATCCGATCTCTCGAAGTACCGCCTTGATTTCGGCGAGCATTGCGCGCGGTCCGAAAACTAACTGAATGTCTTTTGCCGCGCCCGCACCGACGGTGAACGATTTCGAGTAGCGTTTACACGCGAAGTCTCCATCGTTGGTTATGACACCGCCGCCGACGTGAAGCGCGGTCTGCGGCGACGCGGACCCGAGATTAATCCCGAGCGTGGACCCAAGCTGAAGCGTCCCGCCGAACGAGATATCGTCTTGGACGTCCAGGTTTCCGTTTATGAAGACGTTCGACGCCGCGGGTGTGATGTACAAATCACCATCACTGCCGGCCCTGATGTTTGACGTCGCGGTGGCGCTGTGCGGCGTTTTGAAATTCAAATACGCGTGCGCCGTGCTCGACTGGATTAAACAGTTCGAGTCGTACAGGTGTAACTCGTCTTCGCAATCGGCGGTGCCCACGCCGCACGCTCCTCCCGAAAAGAAGATGGAATTTGCATCCGTGCCGGCATCGTGCGACCCGAGAATCAGACCACAGCTCCCATTGTGCGTTTTATAGCCTTTGACGAACCCACCGTACTTGGTCGATCCGTCGCGAACGATGTAATCGACACCAGTCGTCGTCGTTCCGGACGCACCCTTCGCGGACTCGAATTTCGCCACGGTGACACTCCCTGTACTTCCATCGTACACGTGAAGGTTGTTATCCACCGTCTGGGTACCCAAACCCACTTTCCCGTCCGACGCGATGCGCATGCGCTCGACGAACCCGTTGAGGAACTGGAGATTGTACCCCGGGGCGCTCGTGATGGCGTTCGTCGTCGTTCCACTCGCCGAGGACAATTGCAATACCTCGTTTCCGACCATGAATTTCGAGCTCTGTGTCAGTTCGACATCGCCGGTGACATAGAGACGCGTATCATCGCGCGCCGCCGCCTCTCCTGTATCCGAAATCCCGCCAATATTGACTCGTCCACCGACGCCCGCACCCGCCGACAGCATCATAACGGGTTGATCGTGGTCGTACACGTTCGTGATATCCGCGAGGCCCGCGCGGATGGAGGCAACTTCCGACGCCACGAGACCGGTGGTCTTCCGGTACACGAAGAATTTGTGCTGTGCCGCGACGTGTCGAATCAAATCCTTATCGCTCTTATCGTTGCCCTTAAATATGAGTAGCTCGGACGTGTTCGACGACCCCTTTCGCTTCTCCTCGAGAAATGTGTGTCCGAAATCGCCCGTCCCACCGTCGCGCGTGCGCTGATCACCGGTGACTCCCCCAAACTCCAGTTTGTTCCCCATCAAGATGTCACCCTCGACGGACAGCTTGCCATATGAAGTCACATCAGTGCCTATCCCAATGTTAGACGTCGAGCCGTTAATGAACAGTGCGGTTTGTTGGACGTTAGACACAGAGCTCACATTGGCCGTGATTCTAAAATCCTTCGTCGTCGCGTTATCAACACCGATGGTCCAACCCGTTCGAGTCGCCGGATTAACATCGTCATCGAAGACCGCAAACGATGCGAACGGATTACCACCCGTTTCCTGCACTTGAATACACGCGATCGCGTCTTCCGTGTCGATATTTTTCGTCGAATTGAACACCAGGAGCCCGTTCCCTTCGGGGTTTTCTGACCCCGACGATCGCACGTGTAAACTCGACCGGGGGGCGTTTGTACCCACGCCCACTCGTTGATCAGACCGCATCGTCAAAACATTGACGTTGTTGTAGAGATCGTGCGCCAAATTGATATCCAACCGCGTGCGTGAATTGTTTCCACTGCTTTCCCACCGCGCCATCGCGAACTCGGCCTTTTGCCCCTTGATCGTGCTCGACGATGCCCCGCGCCGGCACAGGTTGAGCACATGGTTCGATGAGTTGATCGATGCGTTATCGTCGACATTGGTCACGGTCAACGGCGTCGCCGCGTGATCGAACGCCCCGTCCGTGCGCCCAGACGCGAGTGCGTCGTTCACGAACGTCGAACCACCCACGTGAAGCATTGCAGCCGGTTGGCTCTGACCGACGCCCACGTTCGATGAATCCAAAATAGTCATCGCCGGGTCTCCAAAGTTGGCACTGGACGTCGCCCGCAAATTGAGACCTTTACCCGCGACCACGCGACTTTCGATAAACGACTCACCCACCGCCGTGTCCGTGTGGATTTTAGTCGATTTGTTCGATGCCGCGAACGCCTCGCCGAAGATCGCACCCGATGACCCGGTCAACTGAATGTTGCCGGTCACAGTCAGTTTTTCTGCCGGCGCAACGTTTGCCAAACCAAGGTTCCCGCTGGACGTCAAACGCATGCGCTCCGCGTCGAGGGTCGAGAACGCGACGCACGTGTTCGAATCTCCACCGCGCACGTCGATCTTTGCCTCGCGCGCGGTCGACGCACCCGCCTTGAGCAGAAGCGATGTGTGACTGTCGCCGGCGCCTGCATCGTTCGCGTGAATCGCCATCTGACCGGTCGATTTGATGCCATACTCCGCGTCGTCGTCCGCGCCCGCGGTATCCCCGAGCCGAAGACTTCCCTGAATGTGCGCCGTCTCGTTCGGAACCTGTCGTCCGACCGCGAGGTTTGACATTGAGATCAAATTGGACTGAATCACCGCATTGCCTTCCACCGTGACGACATTGGACCCGGTCGCACTCACCCGGAACTTATCCGAGACACTGATCGAATCAACCGGTGCACTGTTCGCCACGGCGATCTTATCCGTCGCGAAAAGAATCGTGGACGACGTGTTCCCAGTCACGGCGAGCTTCGTCGCGGCGCCGTCGTCGACGATGACGTTTGAGCCGATGAGTATGCCGGTGTTTGATGTCACTGTGCCGGTAAAGAATGCATTCCCCGTGACGTTCAATACATTCGAGCCAGTATCAGCCACCACGAGGTTCGAGCCGACGTGCAAGGTCTCCGTCGGGTGTGTGTTCGCGACTCCGACCGAATTCGACGTGTACAACTTACCGTACACGTGCACGTTGATTTCCTCGGCCGTGATGTCATCGACGATGTCCATCGAGACTGCGGCCGCGCCGTTCGTACACCGACCGATCGCGAACTCGTCGATCCCGGGGTTCCCAGCCGCACCAGCCGTCGCGTCGCTCGACGATTGGTGAACGTACCCTATGAACGCGTTACTCTCGTTCGCTTGGTGAAAGACGATGGCTGCATCTTGATTTGTGCCGGCATTTTGAGCGACCTCGATGATGGCATTCGTCGTCGCGATGTTATTGACCGTGTTATAGATCGCCGTCCCCGTCGAAACGAGGTTATGGCACGTCAAATCTCCCGTGATGACGAAATCACCGATCTGATTCGCGTTGCCGTCGAGAACGAGCACGTTCGAACCCACGTCATCGAACAAAATATTGGCACCGAACGACAGACCTTCGGTGGCCGTCAATTTTTGGCAGTTGACGTTACCTTGGACGAGTACTTCGTCGTCTGCGCTCGGATCTATGACGACCGTCTCATTCGCACCCCACACGGCGCGCGTCATCGTGAGCGTGTTCGACGCGCGCAGGTTCCCATCGATCTGTACTTGATTCACCGCACCGGGCGTCGTCTCGATGAAAAACACATCGGCGACGTCCACCGCGTGCGTTGGATTGGTGTTTGCGACACCGAACTGCTGCGTGACGAAGAGTTTTTCGGCCCGCGATCTCTTCTTCACGTCCAGGACGAATTCGTCCGGGGAGAGCGTGTCGTCCATGAACAGATTCGAACCGAGCTCGAAGTTATGGGTCGGGTCCAGGACATTGATTCCAATGTTTGACGTCAAAACATTCGACGCCTCGATATCGCCCGTACGGATGTTATCAAGGTTCGCGGCCTGTTGATCTTCTACTTGTTGAGGATCGAGTCTCGCCAAGTAGATTTGATCTATCTTGCCTGTGTTACCAATGAATGGCATCGTTAACTAATCTATGAACCGAAAAGAATTCCGGCAAGGCCGTCGCGTATGCGGAGCACGTTCCACGAGAGCGCGTAAACGGTGAGATTTTGATTCGTGGCGCGATCTGAACCGCACTCCACGCCCCGCAACACGATGGACGCTTCGTCGAGGCGCGAGAAGTTCACCGTCCCGCTGGGGGCACACGAATCGCCGTGTAACGCGAAATGATGCACGTAGTACCGGGTGTAGAACGGGCATTTGTTGGTCACATCGAACTCGATGATGCCGTGCGTCGAGTGAAAGTAGTTCTGGACCGTGTGAAAATACAGAGGCGACATCTTTTCGACGATGGGCGTACCGTTGAGCAGAATATCAGCCTCTTTGAACGTGAACCTATCGTTGACATCATCGTTCGACAAACCAGGGAACCCGAAGAAGAGGCTTCGGACCGGGTGCGAAAACGACGAGATATCGATACGATTGTCACCACCCGACTCCGTCGAGTTATCGCCGACGTGCGTCATGTCGTGATCGACCACTTGGACCTGTGGAATCAAAAAATCAATCGGCTTGGAGAGCAGCGCCTCGCGCTCGGGTGCTTCGAGGAAAATGTAATTTCCATAACACTTTGCCTGTTTTTGTGCAGCCGTGAGTCCGGCGACCACGGTCGCGTCGAAGTGGATTTTTATCTCGACTTCTGCGTACTTCAAGGCGACGAGCGGTAGAAACGAGTTGCAATCGTTAAAAAAGAAGTGGAGCGGTACGAAGTCAGTGGTGCTTTGCGACATCTTGTTGTTCAGCTCCTGAGCTTTCGTCCACGTGTCCGCCAGGTACGACGGCCAGACGTCTGACATGTAATCATAGCGGTGTGAATCGATTTTTTGGTGGCCGATCCAGAGCTCGACGGTGGATTTATAGAACAGATTGGTCGCGATGCCCGGGCCTTCGAACCACACATAACTGAGCACATCGCCGGCCGATGGAATTTTGATGGTGAACACCGACGCTTCATCTGGGTTAACGGTCGTGATGAGTTTGGGCGCTTGGGCGAAATGAGTCTTTCGACTGTACTTCGTTCTGAAATGAGAGTTGCTGATATCGTCGCTCGTGAGATACCGATCGATGGGTCCCTTGGAAACCAGTGCCGTGAGTCCCGACATTTCTATTACAAAGGCAGATTAAATTTTGAACAGGAATTCACCGCGTGGGGTCGCGGCTTCTTCGTCTTCGAGCGCACACGCGTGAATTTTGAAACCACCCTTCTTGTAGACGCGCAGTCTCTTGTAATACATCGCGTTCAATATGGACCATCGATCCACGATGTCATAGATGTGTGGGTTGTTGAGTTTTCCCTTGGTCTCGCGCATGATGCGCCCGATAGACTGGACGATGTCGGACTTTGGGGTCGCGAGTATGACCGTGTCGAGAGTTGGAATGTCGAGACCTTCGTGTGCCTGGGAGAAGGTCGCGAAGATTATCTTCTTCTTTGAAGATTCCTCGAGCGCCGCCGCCTTCATCCCACCCATGTACAGACCGGACCTTTTCTTGAAACACTGATGAAGGTGTTCGCAGTGCCAGCGCCTACTCGACAGAACGAGGAGTTGTCGCGAACCCGCTGACGCCTTTTTAATGAGATTGACGAGCATGACGTTGCGCGAACGCATCTCGACGAGCTCGGTCTCCATCGACGCGAGTGAGATTTTCCCATTCCTCGCCGCCGGTGGTGGTCCCTTATACATCTCACAATCGAATGGGGTCGGGAACACCTCGACGCCGTCCTGATTCTTGCGCTCGACGGCGAAGAACGTAGGTCCCATGAACCAGTGAAGTACCTTGGTGAGTCCGTCCTTTCGCTCGGGTGTCGCGCTGAGCCCGTAGATGTGTTTCGGGCACATCTTGAAGAGTGATTGGGAAAACACCTTGGCACATATGTGGTGCGCCTCATCGACGATGACGGTCCCGAAGGATTCGAAATCCGAGAAATTATACTCTTTGAGCGAGAGCGACTGGAGCATGGCGATCACGAAGTCACACTCAACCTCTAACTTTTCCTGTTGGATGACACCGACGGTCGCCCCTGGGACGAACTGTTTGATTCGCTCACGCCATTGATCGGCCAAAAACTGTTTATGTACGATAATCATCGTCCGGTACCGGAGCTTACACGCTATGGCCAGCGCGACTGTCGTCTTGCCATAGCCACACGGAAGAGATAACACGCCGTGACCTGCCTCGATAGCTCTATCAAACGCCTCCACCTGACGGGTGGATGCTCGCAATTGTCCCTGAAACTTGATTTTGATTCGCGCGGGCTCGGGGCGTTTATCTTCGACCGGTTTTCCGATGCGCTGTTCTGCGTAGAATCTTGGGACACAGATGCCTGTTTTGGTCGACTTGAAAACTTTAAAAGGAGGAGGCGGGAAGCCGAACTCATTGTTAGTGATCGGTCGCACAGTCAATTCTTTTCGAAACTCTTGAATCGGGCCGCTCGAGATATTGACGCCCGTTCGCGTGATGATGCTCATCTTTCTTCTTTTCAGATCTTCTCCTTTAAGCAGTTAAAAGGGAGATGATCAGGACGAGAAAGAAAGAAAGATGCCGTCCGTATCAGTCGACGAAAACATTCAAAAGATCACCTCGGCGATCGAACAGTACACGAAGGAAATACTCAGACTCGAGGGCTCGCTTCGGATGTTCCAGGAATTCAAAGCGTCCGGGCTCGAGACCATCGAGCTTCCACACGAACCGCGCCCGGAAAAGCTCGAACCGGTCGACGAGGAAGACGAAGAAGGCGAGGTCAAATTGCAATAACTACATAAAACGTCCTGTATGGCACCTTTACGTGGGCGTCCAACAGTGGGTCACAACTACTTACTTAGAATCCGCACTTCGAGCAGTATTCCTCCTTCTTCATTTGCTTGCGGATCGCCTTTTCGATCTGCTTGCGGTACATCCACGCGACCGCGACGGCGACGAGAATCGCGACGTTTCTTCGGGACATGTTCATCATCTTCATCTCTACTATTGATACAGTATACTGGGAAAAAAATCAAATGATCAAGTAAGATGATGAGATGTTTCCCCCAGACCGCCGGTCAGTGCAAATACATGCTCGCGCTTCAATCCACTAAACCCATCGTCGTCGTGAACGCACCAGCTGGAACAGGAAAAACCCTGATCGCGTGTCACGAGGCCATGCGATACCAAAGGATCGCCCTGACGCGCCCGACAGTCGCGGCGGACGAAGATTTGGGCTACCTTCCCGGGGACAGTGATTCGAAGCTCACGCCGTGGACGCGCCCTATGTTCGACGTTTTTGAAAAACACATGTCGCGATCTCAGATGGACCGCGCCGTGCGCGTCGAACCGCTCGGGTTTCTTCGCGGGAGGACTTTTGAGCGAACCTTCATCCTCGCCGATGAGATGCAGAATTCGACGAGGAGTCAGATGCAACTTCTTTTGACGCGCCTCGGCCCGGAGTGTAAGCTCGTCGTGACGGGCGACCTTCACCAATCGGACGTCGGACCGGACAACGGACTCGCAGACCTGTTGCGGCGAATCGACGGCCTGGACTTAGCGCACGTCGAGACGATCGAGATGACCCAAGCCGATATCTTGCGTTCCGACGCCGTTCGCGAGATCCTAACTGTGTATGGCTTAAAGGTTTGAGTGAGATGAATGGTAAACAAAGAAACCGAGCGCCGCCATGGCTACTATTTCCAACATGTATGATATCTTGAATCGCGAACCGTACACGTTTCATATTCACAAAGAAGCCTGTCAACGCAAGATCGACAAGATCGTGGTCAACGTCGGGGGCGACAAGAGAAGGCTCAACAACGCGGAAAAAGAACTGGTATCGAGCGTCGAGTGTGTGATCGATACCAAGATCAAGCGCGATCACCTGAAACGTCACCTTCAATTTGGGTCGTACGCGAATCTCATGCACCGCCTGATTACGTTCGACGACGATGAATACTGCATCACGTGCGGGAGCACACAGGGACTCACGCGCTCGCACATCGGCGCGTCGCGCCCCGAGTTGATATCTCGCGCCGTCGACTCCTTCGCGAAACAAGGTCGCGCGACGCTCGGCGAGGTCACCATGAAGTTCCTCCAACTTCACGGGGACGACCCGATCGCGCCCCAGTGCCCGGAATGCCACAAGACGTTCGCTCACATGCAAAAGGAATGGCGCGAGATCATTGCTCAAAAGGATGAGGAGACCGCCACGAAGAGACGACTCGTAGTGATCTCGAGAGGATAAGATTGTGATAACAAACTACATCAACTTTGTTTAAAGATACGAGAGAGGAGACGTCCTAACCGAGCCTTCTCAGTCGCCTTATTTTGAAACACACAGAGCTCTGAGACGCCCTTTTCGGAGACATCGACGAGCCCGTGCACGTTCGTGGGTTTACTCACGTTAGCCACGCGACACGTGTCCACGACCGTCATTTTCACATCCACGGGCGCCTTGCTGTGGTGCACGGCGAGTATCGCGGCATCTCTCCTAGTCTCGCGGTCGAGCGTTCGAGCGCGCACGACCACGTGGGCTCCCGGGTACCCAGAGACGTGGAACCACCAGTACTCGGGGTCGGCGCCGAATGTGACCTCGTCGTTCTCGCTCGCGGATTCACCGACATCGATCCCGTATCCGGACGCGGAGATGTACGTTCGCATCTTTCTGAAAAGATGTGTCTCTTCTTTAACAGTCTAAAAGAGAGAACAACTAATCTGACAAGGAAGGAAGATGAGCGCCGAAAAGATACGCGAGGCCGCCCTATCCGGTGACGTCGAGTACCTTCGACGGAATTCGAAGAAGGTGGGAGAATTCCTGCTCAAATGTAGGCGTGCGACCGAATACGACGACGGGGGCGTGTCGTTCTACGCGGCGTGTTGGCCCGGTCGAGAGATGCTCCAGGCGCTCTACGACGCGGGCGGTGACTTCGACGAAGGCGCGATCGTCGCCGCCATCGACTCGGTGAATCTCGACGCCATCGCATTCCTCGCGGAGCTCGCGCAACGCGGGGACTGGGCGGCGCGGTTCGTCCCACTGGAGGACTTCGACGAAATGGCGGACATCGGACTCCGCAAAGAACTCTTAACTCAGGACGATTTCGATACCCTGCATCGCTGGAAAAAAGAAAACAAGTCCCTCTTAGATTCGACGCAGTGCTCGACGAGTGGGCGACACTGAGCGACGCGCGTCATGGACAGCTTTCAGACCGGCCTGTGCGACTGTTTCAAGTCTGAGCACACTACCACGCACGGGCGCGTCGTCAACACGAGCCGCTGGGTGACGCTCAAGGCCTTCTTCTGCCCGTGCATCCTCCTCGGGGAAAACACACAGCGCCTCTCCCCCGAACGCCAGAACGAGGTGTACTGCCAGAATTGGAACTGCGTCGGGTACGTCGCGCTCAACGCGCTCTCGGGTGCGCTCGCAAGTACGACGTCGGCTTATCTCGACATTTTCAATCTCGGCGCGTACGCGCTGCACGCTTCCGAGCGCGATGCCCTCATGCGAGATTTCGACATCACGACCGAGCCGAGCTCGGCGGAGACGTTCCTGAAGGCAACGTTTTGCACCTGCTGCGCGCTCGCACAAGAGTCGCGTGAAATAACGATTCGCCAACACTTGGAGATCGCGGGGCTCTTATACGAACCACCGCAGCCCGTAGAGATGTTGTAATCAGATTTTGGTTTAAAAGGAAGAGAGCCACAAAGGGAAAGACAAGATGATGAGCACCTACATGTATGCCTGGACGATCTCGGCAACTAGTTTCATCGAATCGGACGGTGAAATCCTCACCAAGGTTGGCGTGACCGATAATCTTCAAGCCCGAAAAAATCAAACCGAGCAACCATGGCCGCTCGAGCTCTTGGCGGTAATCAAGTTTGGGCGCGAAAAGAAGACTCTCTATGAAAACAGGTTCAAGGACTGTCACGCGCATCGACGAGTTGACTACGGTGGTGGGAAAGAGTTCTTCAAGTTTCCAAGCCGCGAATACGTCGTTGACATGTTCAAGAGCATCGCTATCCCGGAAGGCGTGGAATTTCATCCACGCGACGAATTCGATGCACACTGGCGCCACACGGGCCACGTGGACGATGTCGTTTCTGAGGTGGAAGTGGTCGCGGTGGTGGCACCACCATCGACACCAGCGCCGCCACCATCATCCTTGAAACGAAAGCGAACGCATGAACTTTCGTTCGACGACGCCGTGATCTACAAGAAGGCGTGTGTGAAAGATCCACAATTCTATGAGAAATTCCTGGATTTCTACGGCGAGTCACCGTTCCCGGCGAACAGGTATGCGACCGCCACTAACAGTGCAATATCCGGCGGAGGCATCACCTTCGTCGGTGAAGCTGGAGGCGTCCCTCTCAACAAACCGCCCAGCTACGGCGAAAACGACATCCTCCGGGACAATCCACTCGACATTTCTGATAAGGCGAGCCTTCTGTTATGGCGCCGCGAGTTACAAAAGGTAAAGGACAACCGTGCCCTTAACAAAAACATCACGACGGGTAACGGAAACCTGAGCGCCCTGATCGGCAAGTGTCTTCAGATTCACGCCAACATGTCACGCGCAGCTCCCCAGAGCAGTGCACCGAAGACTGGTGACAAACTCGTGCGCGAAATCATCTCAGGCGACGAGGTCAACGCCGCATTGCAATCTCTCCATACCAGTACGATCTGTCCACTTAACATACCGAAGACCTGTCGTGAACTCATGCGTGCAGTCAAGGAAGACGCGAGCGGAACTTTCGACAACCTTTTCGAGTCCATCGGCTCAGGCGTCAAGCCAAATGCTACCATTGCCGACGTTCATGATGCCGTCGCAACTGCGTGCAAGTACATACTAAAACACATCGGAAAATCAACATCACTTGATTCGCTTGTATGGAACGCTACCTGGTACGGGTTCCCCGACTTACTGGAAAACGTTCATAAGCATTTCCCTGATTTCGATCTCATGCAAGTACTACCCCACATGGATAAATATGACGCCCAGAGCTACCAGTGGATCAAGGAAAAATTCCCCGACTGTCTCCCACCCGTGGAATCAGATTCTGGTGTTTACTGGCCCATACGATCATGACCGTCATCATCTTCATCATCACCGATGGCGATACCCCGCCTCTTCGGCGGCCCCGAAAAACACGACGTCGCCCTCGTCGACTCGCAGTGTTTGTAATCAATGAACGGTATCACTTTCGTCCGACAATTGTAACTCTTCTCGTCGAAAGATGTCTTCCACACCGATTTGCCGGGAATTCGGACTCGCCGCTTGAACATCAACACGCCTCGATACTCGACGGTGGGACTCGTTCGTTTCTCGTACTCGACCGATACGCGATAGTTACACCCCGTGTTGTGCACCTCTGTCTGTTGCCACGGCTGGACGTACTCGACCTGCGGCGCGTCGTCGCCTAAACGCACTTCACCCTCGAAACCACCCCCACCCACGCTCGACCCACCGATGCACAGCTTCGGGCACGTGCAGCTCGTGATCACACACGTCGGCGCGTCGGTCGTTATTTTTAATCGAAGTAAGTACGGTGTTTTATTGATGAAGAGCACCATGGCTTCTAGTATTCTTAGATTTTTAAATCGTGAACGACTCGCCGCGGCACGCATCTCAAAATGCTTTTCACCCCGACGAGTCATGACTCGTCGAATTAAGGAGATCTTAGATTTTGTAAACTCGATATCAACAACATCTCCCATGGAGAACGGTTTAAAGGATAGAACTCAATACCAGGTAGAAAGGACAAGTGAAAAAGTATGTACAGGAACCGAGAATCTGAGAACATCGAGAGGCTGCGCCAACGAATTCTAGCGGGTGCGCGCCCGCGCCTGGCTACGCTCGAAAAGCACGGGCTCACTGTCGAGAATTACAATGAACTGTGTCGACAATCGGGGCAAACACCGCAAGAACTTGACCCACATCTCATCGAGGCGGCCACGCGGAAGCGAAAAAATGAGAGACGCCGGGAAGAAGCCAGAAAGAAACCGAAAGTTGAGCCAATCGCACCCGACGTACCGAAGACGTGCTCCCGATGCAAAGAAGAGAAGACCGCGGGCGACTTTCACGTGACCCTCGCGTGCAACGACGGGCGCTCTTGTTACTGTAAAGTGTGCACCAGAGATATACAGATCGAAAAAATATCGGGAAGTCCCGAGAGTTTCATCACGATGCGTTATCACAAGGCAAAGCAAGATGCGAGGGAGAAATCACTCGAATTCGATTTGACAATCACATTTCTAATCTGGTTATTCTACAAACAGGGGCGCATCTGCCCCGTGACACTGACACTGAAAAACAAGATGCCGAGTGTTTTCGGTCACCTCGACGAACACCTCACGTGGCGTTTCGGTGAAGCTGGCGGTGGTCGCCGCGGGTACTGCTTATATCCTCAAAATATATCGATCGATCGTATCGATCCCGAAAAAGGCTACACGCGCGACAACGTCCAACTCGTCACGACAAAGATGAACAGAGAGCTCTGCGGCACTGGATCTTGTCTTCGCGCACTGCTCGCTTCTTTCGCGTGATGGTCGACTTAAAGAAATCGAATTGTATTAAGACAAGAACCAATGAAGACACGAACGATCCCCAACAACCGCGACGACGTCTACGAACTCGTGTCGACACACGACCCCGAACTCGACCTCATTCGGTTCGTCGCGTCCCCAGTGATCGCGTGGCACCGAGATAAACGTGGCGAATGGAGTGCGATCTCCATCGAGGCCGATGTTCTCGCGCCCTTTGATGATGTTCTCGCGACTCAATCGCACGGTATCATTCACGGCGGGATGGTTCGATTCCGAGACGGCGCACTGCCGATCGACGCGCACATGAAACGCGTCGCTGAAGAGGAGAACGTCATCTTCGAGCTCGACTGCCATGCCTGGTACTACCACAAGAACGGTGTCGAAGTTCTCAGCGACAAGACACCCGCGGGCATCAAGAAAGTTATCGATCGCGTCTCGTCCCGTCGCCACGTGCGTTTCGACAGCGACGATGAGCCGTCGTGGCTCACCGAGCCGCACGAGCCCGGGCTCGTTCGTAGAAGATGATGTAATTTCAGCTACTTAAAAGGGAGATTTACATAGATGACACAACCACCCATGTGCCCGATATTGGAAAGGATAAAGAAGCACCCGTCAAGTGACATGAACCTGCGTGAACTAGAAGCGTGTAGTAGCTGTGGTAGCAGTAAACGAATAAAAGATGAGAAAGGATGTGTCGGATGTAAAACGTTCGCAAAACTGACCCGCGAGATTCGTCCGCATGTAAAGAACGAACGAAGCAATCGTGATCTCGTTGGGTGCACATATGACGAATTCATTGAGTACCTCGACCAGACGATGTCCCCCGAGACACGCGATTTACTCGAGATGGGCGAAGAAGCCAACATCGACCACATCATCCCTGTCCACGCGCCTGGCATCGACCTCACAAACGACATACACGTACGCGCGCTATGCTACTACACAAATTTTCAGTGGCTTGATAAGCCGACCAACCAGCAAAAAAACAACAAAGTTCCCATAGAATTCGACTTAGAAAACTGGCTCATGGAACAACATGCACACATGGAGTTATGTGAATGGGATGGCGCAAAACCCGTCGAGACCATTCCGATGAAAGCGAAAATGCTAGCTGACGCGCGACATTTTGCGATTATGATTCGCACATGGATAGAACTTCGCGTATGCTGGGGATTTGAAACATGGAGAGAATTCTATATCGACCCAAGAGAGCGCGGGTTCTCAGATGAAAGAATCAAGCTGGCCGCAGATAAGAGAATAAAGCGATTTTGGGAACGATGTTGTGGTATACATCCAAACCTAGAAAAAATTAAAAATCAACCCCTAAGAATGTGGGTGGTCAGACAAAAAAACAGGGCAAATCATCGTAAGATTTTATCATTTCTCTGTAAGCACACACAAGGATACGACCACGTGGGGCACGCCAAAAGACTCGTGGATGGAGATGGCGGAAGAGGAGTTCGATCCACTTAAAGAATAGCGAGTTGTAAAGAACACGAAGATAGATGTACGCCCAGCGAGACTGCCCGTTCGTCTACAAAGTCACCGCTATTGAAAAAGTCGTCGATGGTGATACTGTTGATGTGGTTATCGATTTGGGCTTTGACGTTGCTACTAGGCAACGCGTGCGTTTACTTGGAATTGATACGCCTGAGAGCAGAACTCGAGACCTCGAAGAGAAGCGATTCGGCCTACTCAGCAAAAAGAAATTGAAACAATGGTGCCTCAAAGCCGTCGAATCTGAAAAAGACGATATCGAACTCGAACTTCGATGCGAGGAAGCCGATTCCCGCGGAAAATTTGGCCGAGTACTCGCCGAGATTTGGGTCACCGAAGATGGCCACGCCACCAATGTTAACAAATGGATGTGCGATGAAGGATACGCGGTTCCGTACGTCGGTCAGAATAAGGCGGACGTCGAGGCGCTCCACCTCCAAAACCGCGAGAAGGTCAGACACGAGTTATGATCGTACGCGCCGTCTTTACCCGAGACGCGTACCGCCGACACGCGCGACCCGTCCTCCGGTCATCATCATCTTTTACACAAGCGCGCCCGCGCCTTCCATCGCCCACCTCGTTCATCGAGCGACTCTCGTTGTCGCTCGGTGACGACGGTGGTAAATCTAAATGCAATCTCTGTGGCCAGTCGGCGCACGCGTCCGTCGAGAGCGATCCCGTGTGCTTCCGCTGCGTCGCGATCATCTTCGCATCTCTGAAGACGGGTCAGTTTAAAGATTAGAACACCATGTGATACAAGAAGGAATGTCGCCACTCACGTACGTCGATCTCTTTTGCGGAATCGGATCGTTCCACCAATCTTTCAAACAGAAGGGGTGGGAATGCGTCCTCGCGTGCGACATAGACGAATCGACCCACTCCGTCTACCGAGCGAACCATGGGATGACACCCCGGCGCGATATCTATGACATCCGAGACGATGAGATCCCGGAACACGACGTGCTCTGCGCGGGATTCCCGTGTCAGGCGTTCAGTCGCGTCGGCAAAAACCTTGGATTCGAAGATAATCGCGGCGTCCTCTTTCTCGAGGTGATACGGTTCGCGCGCGCTCGGCGACCGAAGATACTCGCCCTCGAGAACGTCCGAGGTATCATGAGCCACGATGAAGGGCGGACGTTCGCGACGATCGTTGAGTTACTCGAGGCCGAGGGGTACACGGTCCATCACAAACTTCTCACGGCGTCCGATTACGGCATTCCCCAGATGCGGAAACGCGTCATCTTTCTGTGCGTGCGAAACGATGTTCAGCACGAATTCACCGGCGACGCCATCCTCGACTTCAGTGCGTACATGAATCCCAACGTGTGCATGAAAGACTACCTGGGCCGAAACTACGAGAAGAAATACGCGTACACGATTCGCTGCGGTGGTCGACGATCGCCGATCGAGAGTCGCAAGAATTGGGAAGCGTACTGGGTCGATGGCCAAGTCCACCGGCTCACGCTCGACGAGGTGAAGAAACTTCAGGGGTTCCCCGATGAGTTCCGACTGTCCGAAAAAACCGCGAAGGCGTGGCACCACCTCGGTAACACTATTCCCACGGTGTTTACGAAACTTCTGGCCGAGCGAATATCCGAAGTGTTAGCTTAAAGACGAGATGTAATGTACCGGTAAAGGAGATGAGATCGCGCCTGCATTATCTCTGGGCGATTCCTTACTCGATCGTGGTGAGCCTACCCTTCTTCGTGAACGATATTTTGAACGCACTGATCCACCTCTACAACAACGTCGATTGCCAAACCGCGTGTCTTCTTCTCGAAGAGTGATTTAAAGAGGAGACTCTCCCTCGAGAAAAAGGAAGATGAAGACCGTCGTGTTGAGCACACCGGGAAATTCCTTCTCGTCTAACTTTCTCATGAATTTCGCCGAGACGGTGGTCGAGCTACGGCGACACTACAGAGTTTTCTTGAGCGGAGGCGTGAGCTCTTTTGTGAGCTTCGCGCGCATGAAGACGATGGGATTGGACGTTCGCAGAGGTCCGGATCAAAAGCCATTTGACGGTATGGAATACGATGCCTGGGTGACGATAGACTCGGACATCGCGTTTCACCACACGCAAGTTCGCGAGCTCATAGAGCGGTGCCTGAATGACTATCCCGTCGTGTCTGGGCTGTACCGAATGGCGTGCGGGACCGCGTATGCCGCGGTCGAGAGTTGGGACGAGACGTATTACGCGAAGCACGGGTCGTTCCAATTTCTCACAGAAGACGTACTGGCTCAGAAGGGTCAAACTCCGTTCGAGGTCGCGTACACGGGCATGGGTTTCTTCGCCGTTCGCGGCACGGGTGTTTTCGATAAATTGCGTTACCCGTACTTTCACGTCGACTTACAACAAGTCGGGCGTCTCGTGGATATCGCATCGGAAGACGTTGCGTTTTGCAAAAATCTCGCGAAAGTCGGCATTCCAGTCGTCGTCGATCCCGAGCTCGTCGTTGGCCATGAAAAGACAGTCGTTTTATGATTAGATGCGTCTATTGGCGCCAAACAAATTATACAGACTGTAATAATATAACTCCATGGTGTCTATACGCATCGGTGTCACCGACGCCACCACACCCGAAGATCTCGACCGATACCTCACTGCGTCCTGGGAGAAGTGTTCGTGTACCGACGATAAAATCGATTTCGTCTTCGATATCACCCAATGTCGACACGTCTCGTTGCGACGAATGTTGGGAATTCGCTCCGTGCTGAACATGCACAGATCGAACTCTCTCGCGCACATCAATCACAGTACGATCATCGCTCCTAACAGTACTGCGAGGAACGTCCTTCGAATTGGATTGGCGATGATCCGAACAGCGCGTCCGGTGAAAGTGATTACGCCTTAAAGAAAACGTTTACTAATCTTACATGAAGCAATTGCCGCGCTGGGCAATCGGGCCTTGGAACCATCGCGTCGAGGAGATTCACTCGGAGTTAGAGAAAGATGAGCTCGACAGACTCGTCCGAGCCACGATCACGAGTTGGTACAGAGAGATACGTCCTCGTCAGAGGACCGCTGGACAGTGACATTCGGATAGGATTCAACGACGCGGTCACCCCATTGCCACTGGTCGAGATGCAATTTCGGGAGACGGTCCATTTTCACCGTGGGGTACAATTTAGTTGTATCTTCCTAATGTTTTTGCAGTTCACCACTTTGCTCACGTCGTCGACGGCGTTCGAACTCGTCGACTGTCTGTTCGCGATGTTCGGTGGCTCTGGTCTAATCAATCGCCAAGCGAAGTTTTCACCGTGGCTCGTCGCCTTTCACTGTTTTTACATCTCAGTGAACCTCCCATTGGCGATCGTGCATCGGGAGGGCGTTCGAGCCAGCTTCATGGGGTCTTTCATAATCATCTACACACTCGCGTTCGCGACGCGCCACGTGGACGTGACAATGGTGAGCGACGATGATGTGCCCGTTTAAAGAATACGTTCACGGAGTTGGAAAGATATGCCGCGACGCATCTTTGCCGGCTTATCGAAAGAAGAAAGAATCGCCGTGGAAGCACTTGTTCAGCTTAAAGAAGAAAAGAACAAACAGGAGAAGAAAGATGCCGTCAATCACGTACGCCGTGGAAGTGTGCACAGAGGCTCGCGAACTCAATGATCTTTTGACATTTCTCACCGAGAACAAAGATAGCGGCGATGACATCAACGTGCTCATCGACACCGGCAAAGTCACTCAAGAGGTCCGAGACGTCCTCGCGCGCTTCGATTTACCCGACGTATCCACGTGCGAGCGTGAACACGATGGAGATTTCGCGGCGCACCGCAACTATCACGCGACGCAGTGTAAGGGTGATTACATCTTCATGCTCGATGCCGATGAGATCCCACAGGAGACTCTCATCCAGCACATCAAACAGTTCGATGGAGACATCCTTTTCATTCCGCGGATCAACATCGTGCCCGGATACACGCGCGCATTCCTCGAGAAGCACAAATTCAACGTGAACGACGCGGGATTCATCAATTGGCCCGACTACCAGGGCCGATATTACAAAAATGACCCCAAAATCACATGGTCTGGAAAAGTGCACGAAAAACTCACCGGCAGTGAGGCGAACGCGCTCGAAGCGAACCCATCGACCGCGATCTGGCACGTCAAGAGCGTCGCGAAACAGAACGCGCAAAACGAACTTTACGAATCTTTGTAATCGAACAAGTTAAAGGTTTAATCTTCTAAACGAACACAAGATGAAACTGTCAGCCGTCTGTTGTGGTCGAAACGACAATTATGGCGGCCATCTCCTCGAATCGGCCGTGTATTCCCTTAACTCGATGCTCCAGAGTTTCGACGAAGTGATCTACGTAGATTGGAACACCGAAGAGGGCAAAAAGACCGTCGCGGCCGAGCTCGAATCCAAGCTCACGAACGTCGACCGCCTCCGGGTCATCGAAGTCACACCGGCACAAGTCAAAAAAATAATGGGCGATGCGCCGGCGCAACCGATGTGTGAAGTCATGGCGCGCAACGTCGGTATCAGACGCGCGACGGGTGACGTCGTCGTGTCCACAAACATCGATATTATCGCCCCGCCGCGCGAACAACTCGAACTCGCGTTTCGCGACATGAAACCGGGGATGATGCTCACGCTCGCGAAACACGATGTCGAGTTAGGGGACCTGACTAGAATTTTTGGCGAGACGGTCGATGTACAAGAGCGCATGCCTCTCGTGTTCGGACTTTGGCCCATGCAAAAACGCCTCATGTCGCCGCACCTCGCGGTGACGAAAGACGTCCTCGACGCAAACCCCGTGAGTTCACACCACACTTTGGCATCCGTGATCTGCGCCTGTGGCGACTTTCAAGCCGCGCATCGCGACACGTGGCACACGATAAAAGGGTTTGAAGAAGAGATGAAAAAGCGTCTCTACGCCGACACCACCGTGCAGTATCAAGTCATCATGTCCGGTGGCGTGGTGTACGCGTCCAACTTCCCACCGGTGTATCACATCGAACACGCGCGGTACAACTCACCCGACATCTCGAATAACCGAGAGATGAACCCATTCACAAAGAATGATGACAATTGGGGGCTTAAAGGAGAAATCGACATGTAAACAAGAAAGAAGATGAAGAAGGCCATCGTGACGACCACAATCAATCCCCCGACGAAAGCGTCCCTCGCGTACGCGGCCAAGCGCGACTGGGATTTCATCGTCGTCGGTGACACGAAAACCCCCCACGCTGACTACGAAGCGCTCGATGGATGCATCTACTTGTCACCTGAAAAGCAAGAGTCGATCGATAAAAAACTCAGCGACATGCTCGGCTGGAAGACCATTCAGCGGAGAAACATGGGTTTTGTCTACGCGAATTCCCAAGACTACGACGTCATCGCGACCGTCGACGACGATAACATCCCACTCGATGGCTGGGGTGAGATGTTCGAGGGGTTTCGACCCATCAGCTCAAACGTGCTCCGCCGAACGCACCCGAGTTCACCGATCATCGAGCCCGTGGCGCCCCGGATTCGTGAATACACGCCCACTGAGTGCAAATTCTTCGACCCACTCGCCGTCACGAAACACCACCACCTCTGGCATCGCGGGTTTCCGCTACAACACGTGAGTCAGCGCCTCGGTCTGACCTCGAAACTCATCGAGAGTCCCGTTTTCGACATACAGGCCAACTTGTGGAACGGTGACCCCGATGTGGACGCCGTCTGTCGAATGATACATAACCCGGAAGTCGAGTTCGACGACGTCGCGTCGTATTACTGTTCGAGCGCGATCGCGCCGTTCAATTCTCAAAACACGCTACTGTCGAGTCGTGTTCTCAAGGACTACTTCGTGTTCGATCGTTGCGGGCGTTTTGACGATATTTTTGGTGCGTACATCGTTCAAAAGTTGGGATACAAAGTGTGCTTCGGACCACCGACCGTGTACCAGGAGCGTAATCCACACGATCTCACAGAGGACATGAAGAAAGAGTACATCGGATACGAGAACGTTCAGCACATCCTCGAGTCGGAAGAATTCATCCACAAGCCATCCTACGAGCGGTACCGCGAGCTCATGCAATAAAAATCTACACATCTATTAACCTGCGCGCGAGATGCAACTTCTCGGCAAGACCGCCGCCGCCCCCGCGGTTATCAATCAAAAATCCGTGCGCTTTCTCGAAAAGATTAAGAGCGGCAAGATCGACGTCGAAATGAACGCCGTCGGAGTTATGCTCATCATCACCCTCGGCGCTGTTTACGCAATTGCGTCCTACGTCGGCATGAAGACGTTCAAGGGGTGTGGTGCCGTAAATGAGCAGGAGCGATACAAGACGCTCCACCGCCTCTTGTCACACACGCTCGCCATCTCCCTGACCATCCCCGCGACCCTTCTCATCGGCAAAATGTTCAAGAACGACGTGAGTGCCTTCATGGCCGTGTTCGGCCTCCTCGGTATTCTCGGCGCCTCCGTCTCCGTCGACATCACGCGCAAGTGCGATAACGCGACTGAACAGGAAAAGAAGGCGTCGATCGGTGCCCTTCTTTGCTTCATTCTGAGCTTCTTGGTGGGTGTCGCCCTCGTCAGACGAAAGTAGGCTGGGATGCAATGTACATGGCTATGTACACCTGAAATATGAGTCCAGCGGCTGTATACGTCGCCCACATATCCGAACCGTTGCGCTTCTGGTACGTGAGCCACAGCAAACTCGCCGCGATCCCCAGGAGGACGTGCTTCATATCTTTTCGCGTGAGTTCGTCCCGGTTTTGAAACGCGTCGTACATCTTATAGAACCCAATGACAACTGCGACCGATACGATCGCGTTGTCCACGTTCATTTTTAATCTACGCTCACATAAAAAAACCAACCCAGATGGAATCCATCATTCAGCAATTCGTTATCTCCAGCGCCGAGCAAAAGTCGCTCGTCCAGGCCGTCAACGACATCGATCGCCGATACCTCCGGGACGGACTCACGAAGGAAGATGTCCCGGGCATTCTCGGCATCCTCATCGCTCAAGCGCAAAAGATCAAGAAGATGTCCGGCCAGGACAAGAAGAAGCTCGTCATCGACATCCTCAACCACTTGATCTCCAAGATCGACGCGGGTGACGAGGACACGGAGTTCGAGCTCCTTTTGAAGCGCATGGTCCCGCCCACCATCGACGCTTTGGTGATGGCCGCGAAGGCGAAGAAAATGATGTGCCCGTGTATGTCGGCTTAAACAAATAATTCACACAAAAGGGAGAAAAGGCATCATGGGATTCCCACCGTTGAAAAAAATGATTCAGTACGACGTCTACACAGTGGCACAATTACAAAAATATAACTCGGGACAATGTCAAATCAAGAAGGCGTGCGTCGACGTCAAAGAGTGTCACCGTTGTACTTTTCTTTACAAAGGTTTTTCCTGTGATAACTGTTTCGGCTTAATGACTAAGCCGAGCGCGTCTTCGAGACTCGCGTGAGTCTTCTTCAAAGGCTTCGTTCGCTTCAGTTTGAGCCCGGGCGCGGGATCATCATCGTTATCCCGCTTCTTTGTGCCCGCCATCGACGTTTCCTCGATGGCGGACGTAAACGGAATCAATCGCTCCACGTGTGCGCTCGTCTCGACGTGTTTAGAAACGCCCTCGTCGCGAAGCGAGTTGGCCCGAAACTCCTCGATGGTCATGTCGCCACCGAATTCGATGAGTCTGAATCGGTTCGGCGCCATCGGTACGGAGCCTATCTTATCGTATTTTTTCTTCCTGTAACAAACGATGTTACCACAGATGACGCTCCCGGCGTTGACTCCGAATTTGTCGACCGCAAAAGCTTTCATGCAGCTCCAGGAGCAAAAATGGCCCTGGGTCGTAAACTTGTTGCGCAGGGGATCGTGCCGTCGAGGCATTTGGAGAGGCTCACCGTCGAAGGCATGACAGCACCACCAACACCACGACATCTTTTCTTAAAAGATGATCTCTCCTTTAACTTGACACTTGAACTTTTTTCGCAGCGTATCTTAAACCAGAGATGGGTGCATCTTCGTCGAAAACCGTCGTCGAGACGAAGGTCGTGAACGAAATCACGAAAGAGGCACTGTCGAAACAAGTGTCGTCCATGGCTCAGCAGACGGTTGCCGTGCAGAACATGAATTTGAGCGGCATCGACGCGAAGTGTGCGTTCGAAGCGACTCAAAACTTCAAGGGCGAGATGAAGGCAGTACAAACGATCGAAGCGGAAGACGCCATGAACATGATGAACACCATCGTAGACAAAATCGGTGACCAAGTCAAACAGGAGTCCAGCCGAAAGACTGGGTTCCTCGGGATCTCTGGTTTCGATTCGAAGATGTCCGACACGAAAAAGTCCATCAAAAACAAAACCAAAGTGAAGTTGAGCAGTGAACAGATTAACGCTATAAGTCAGCAGATGAAACCGACGCAAAACATGAACATGAAGGATATCAGTATCGATCCGTGTGGTTTGAACGTGTACAAGGAGCTCGGCGTACCGCCCCCGGCCGACCTCATCGCGGCTTGCGTCGGCCAACCGTGCAAGTTTGACCAGGACATGCACGTCAGCTTCGTCGCTGAACAGATTGGTAAGAAAATCACAGAAATCATCGCGAACGATAAGAGTGCGAGAGACTTGCGAACGGAAATCATGCAAAAGACGAAGCAGGAGTCGAAGGGTCTCGACGATCTCGCGAAGGCTATCAATCCATTTGCGGCTATGGGACAAATTGGTGGAATTATCACTGCAATCTGCTGTGTGTTGTGCTGTGTCCTCATCGTCGGTGCCAGCGCCATGTCGGCGGGCGGTGGTGGTGGTGGAAAATTCAAAATGAAAATGCCGAAGCGATAAATGCGCGTTTAAAAATTCGCAGTTTTAGTTAATACGATGCTCCTGAGCATCGATGTAGGCATCAGGAATCTCGCGATTTGCGCCATCGACGAGCTCACATGTGAAATAAAACACTGGGATTGCGGAGGCGTGCCTCCGCAACATTCCGACGGTCTCTTTCTCTCGCTCAGGAAACACTTGGACGAGCGTCCGTGGCTTTTACACGCGACGACCGTTCTGATAGAGAAACAACCGATAGGGAAGAACAAGAAAATGGCGTCCGTCGAAAATTTTTTGCACGCCTATTTCCTCATCAAGGTTCCTGAGGCTGACACCATTATCTACGATGCGAAGCATAAAGTTACGGACTGCGTTGGTGCGGGCAAAGAAATGTACAAGAAGCGCAAGAACGCCGCTATTGAGCGGTGTGAGGAGTTTTTACTCGAAGACGGTGACGTCAACAAGCACTGGTTGGCGTTATTTTATGAGTCAAAAAAGAAGGATGACTTAAGTGACACGGTGATGATGGCCCTCTCGTTCATTCGACGCGTCGAACCGAGGAAAGCCAACTCTTCGAAGAAGAAAAAGTCGACAAAACTCATTCCCAGGCGTCCGAATGAGAACCAGAAGAACACGAAATACAGTAAATGTAACCTGGCGTGGCTTGTCCTCAATGACCCAGAAAGAACCAAACTTAAGCGTTTTGAAAAGGATTTGAAAAGATATTTCAAATCGATGGACGAGCTCGAGGCCGCGATGGGCGTGAAATCCATGTCGATAGAATAATCTTCGCTTAACTTAAACCATGTTCACTATCACCACCGCCTCCACGAGAAATGTCACTGTTTGTGGAGTGAAGAAGACTAGAAAGGAGTTTCAAAAGTTTGGAAAACGATTGGCAAAGCAACGCCGATACGATCTCGACCTCATGGGCCAGCGAGTTAAGGACATCGTGAAAGACGAACGAAACCGTGCGCAGACGCTCGTCGACGAGCATCAGGAATTCCTCGAAAAAATCAAGCCGAAGAAGAAGTCTGAAGACGATGACGATGTGTCGTTTTTCGACTTGGATTCTGAATAAAAACTGAAGAAAAAATAGAAGATCGTCACTTCGCGACGCGGCGCGATGACGGCATTCGCCGAACCGACACGAGGATCACACGCCGCGGCGCTTCTCCTGTGTCGATGCGGTGTAGAAATATGGCGAACGACGTATGAGTCCGATGCGCACGAGGTTTCAAACTTCGGGCGCGTCCGATACGCGACGACGAAACGCGTGCTGAAAGGGTGCATGAGGCCTGCTGGTTATGGACGATACCAGATCGATGGGCAAATGCTTCAATCGCACAGGGTCGTCGCGCGCGCTTTCATCCCGAATCCAGAAGAAAAACCGACGGTCGATCATATAGAGGCGAGCGAGAAGTCAAACAATAAGCTGACAAACCTACGTTGGGCCACTTCGGAGGAACAGCAGGCGAATAGGAAACGACCCGCGACGTGTGAGAATCGGCGCCCCATTCGCATGCTTGACAAAGAAACACGCGAGTTGATAAAGAGATTCGAGTCAGTGTTAGCTGCTGGTCGTTACTTGAACAAGGAGAACGGGGGGTTCACGAACATCGGAGCCGCGGCGCGTGGACGGAACAAAACCGCATACGGCTTTGCATGGGAATACGAGCCCCCCGAAACCATCGAAGGTGAGGAGTGGCGACAGATCCCCAGCGAACTCTTCGATCTGCGTGAGCCACACGTAGTCTCGTCGCATGGGCGTATAAAAAATCTAACATCGGGGCGCGTGAGAACGACGGGTAGCACACATGACGACGGTGTCGTCGTTTTTAGTTTGACGTTCGCAGGTGGGCGCACGAGAGAAATTCCAGTGGCTCGTGTCGTCGCGAGCGTTTTTTTGGAAAACCCTGATGGCAAGCCAATCGTGCGTCATGTCGATGGCGATAAAGCGAATAACCATGTTTCAAACCTCGCGTGGGCGACGCGTGCGGATGTGAATCACGCATCGCACGACCGAAGATCGACTTCGTGGACCGAAGAAGAAGACGCCGCACTTCGTGATTTCGCCGAATCAACCGGCCGTGATAACCGCGGGTATATCAAATGGAAGGACACCGCACTACCACTACCAGTAATCCTTCAGAACAGGACGCTCCAGGCGTTACAAGTTCGACTCCGGCGACTCAGTCATTCCGAAACCTGAGCACTTGAAAAAAGAGACTTAGAGATGAAAACACCACGAACGCCACCGCGTTGGACTCGCGCACTTCAAACGCAAACATGAGGGACATAATTGAATACTGCGACAGGCGAATCTCATTTCGGTTTCTCTTCACTTGGCGTTTCAAGTTCGCCCTTGACTTTTCCAACCCGGTGATTCCTTTAGAAATTGCACGCACGCGCGACGGTACTTCGGCTACAGACGCCGCCATGTCACCGACGTCTATCTTCACGTCGGGCATGTTCTCACGCACGATGGGTTCCAAATACGTGTAATAGTTGAAGTCCGGATCCAGTGAGACCAAAAGACCTTCGGCCAATGTGAAAGCCTTGGCCAAGTAAATGAATTCGGCGGGAATGATGAACGGTTTATCGCGAGCGAGCTCGAGCATGATCGGGTCATTCATAATATCGTCGCCCATGGATTTGACGTCCAGCGTTTCCAGGTAATTGATTACCAAATCGAAGAAAATCTCAATGTCACCAGCGTCCGTCGTCGGTACGATCATCCCGAGCCGAGTGAGGATTTCCACCACCGCTTTTGAATCACGGGTCATCAGTGGCACAACGGCGTCGAACAAACCTTCCTTTAGTTCGTTTGAAATCGGTATACACAGACCGAAATCAAAAAAAACTAATTGGCCGCCATTCGTAGTTCTGAATCCGATGTTCCCGGGATGCGGGTCGGCGTGAAACAGTCCGTGATGCATCGTCTGTAATACATAAGCACGCATGAGCGCTCGTGCGACGTTCTTCTTATTAATGCGCGGATCCGTGATTTCGCCTAACTTTTCACTCGCGACGTACTCCATCACGATTGCGTCGCTGCCGGAAAGCTTCCGGTAGACCTTCGGAATCTTGACCCATGGTATTTTTTTGAAATTGCGCCTGAATTGCACCGCGTTATCAACCTCGTTCTCGTAGTCACACTCTTTCAAAAGATTCTCAACGCTTTCCACGAGTACGTAATTGTTCGCGCCCGTGCCCGTGTCTATGCCTATATTGTCGAGAAACGCCACCAACTCCACGACATTTTCAGTGTCTTCACGCATCGTCTCGATGATTCCTGGTCGCCGTATCTTCACGACCACATCTTTACCTCCGTGAAGCGTCGCGCGGTGCACTTGTCCGATCGACGCCGATTTGAACGGCTCAGGGTCGAACGTCTCGAACGCGGACTCGTCGATGAGATCGACGATAGACTCGTACGCGACCGCCGGTACATCATCTTGTAACATTTCCAATTCGCGCACGAACTCCAATGGGTACAGATCGCTCCTCGCGGACGCTATTTGACCGAGTTTGACGAACGTCGGACCGAGCTCGATCAGTTGATCGCGCGTCCACCGACCGAGCGCGGCTTTATCCTTGACCAGTGCGTTTCTCACCAAGAACTCAGACCCAAATTTCCAGGTTTTGATCTTCCGTGGTAATCGACCACCACCACCGCCGACGCCGACCGACATTTTATTCAACGCCAACATGGAGGACGATTCTTACCGTAGGCGGTCAAAAAAATACGCGCAAATTCTTGATAATTAAAAGCAAACGCACATTGCAAGATGCACTTTCACACGACTCTGTACCAGTCGATGTATGAACATAATGATAAACAATACATACGCGTGAAGCTCGACGAGACCGCGACGCTCGCCGTCGCGCGCACACACGAAAAGAAACGACACTACCTTCGTTCCTCTAACATAGAGAATCCACTGACTGGGAATATTCTGACCCTGAAAGTACCATTTCGCTACCGGCACGTGATGTGCCAAGTTACCGGTGGGACACCAGTGCAGGCTTTGAAACCGGGCGACGCCCTTGAAATCGACGCCGAGTTCACGCCCTGGAACGCGGGCGATCACAGTGGATTCTCGTGGAAATGTATTAAAATCTCGACGTAGAGTAAGATGAAAAACGCACAAAAAATTCAGATGTTGACCCTTGTGGTCATCGCACTCATCGTCGCCCTCGTCAGTCAATGGAAACCCACGCCTTTGGTGCGCCCGCGCCCGACCGTCGTGAGTTTGCGCCCCCTGTCGACGCGCCGCGAAATGCGCCGCACGCCCGAGTTCCGTCCCGCGCCCGTGAAGTCGTACAAGCCCGGGCGGAGCCACCAGATGGGTGTGTTGACCGATGGCACGACAACGCTGCCTCTGTATGGACGAGTCACGCGGGGACACCGGGACCGCTATCACTACTGGACGACGACGGGCGTCACGAACCTATTTTCTGTGCCGATCACGCATGACGGGAGAGACTGCGTGGAGGACATCGGGTGTCGTGAGTTCTACGGCGGTGAACAGGTTTCAGTCACCGGCAAGACGAATCCTTTCGATGTGACGCTGTATCGCACGGATGACTTTTTCTAACTAATCCGCCTTTTCGCCCTAGACCTCGGCCTCTTTCTCGACTGGTGCCTCCGCCTCGCTCGTCGGTGCCGCTCCCTGGGGGAATCGCGCGACGCCCTCGTCGTAAAGATTTTTGGTCGTGATGCTCGAGCAGCAACACGCGATGGCGAGACAGACCAGCACCGGCGGTGTCTTGAACGGAAACGACACGAGGTTCTTGGCCATCATAGCGCAGCATAGGCACAAGCATAAGTTACACGCGATGTTCGACGCGCTCGTTTGTTTCGGATCATCGAAGACGTTGTAAAAATCGAAACTCGTACCGGGGATGTTGAGTGTCGGGATTCCAAGCGCTTTTCGAATCGGGCCACCGAGTGGTCCAAGCAAGAAAGACATAGTTGTTATATGCAGAGATTTATTTTATTCAATCGGCGCCCACGTGAGCTTATAGTTTGCACCGCACGACGTTCCCTCGATGTCGTGTTTCCCGTCGGTCTCTAATAGCAAATCTTTCTCGACTCCATTCACTTTATACGTACCAGTGATGCGTGCGTTCGCGGTTTCGATGCAGCATACCTTATTCGGACCCACACCGTTCCACGTACCCCCATTGTCTTCAACTTTCATCGTGCCGTTCGGTCTGATGTTTACCACGTGGAACGTGGGACCCGTGCAATCCGATTTCTTGTACACCTTGGCGTTCATCTCTTTTTTCATGATGGGGTCTACAGGTTCAGGTTCTACAGTCACTATTTCTGTTGTTCCTTGTTTCATCAGCGCCATGACCGCGGCCGCCGCTGATGAAGCACTGGACGCCAACATAACGATCAGCGCGAGCGCGCGTTTCATTCTACTTATCCGCCAACATTATTTAAATTTCGAATCAGACTTAAATTTTGAATCGGACTTCGTCGTCCCTTTGTTGTCAAAGCCTTGGACCATTTTGTCAAATGTATCTTTCGCATTCGCGACATTTAAAACTATTTTGCTAGGTTTTTTCATGCCAGCGTTTTTCATCGCCACAAAAAGCGCGATAAAGTAGGCAGTTGCAGGGAGATCGGTTGGTTTTACTTTTTCACCGACTTTGACCGCCATACCACCCCCCATTTCGAGATTCGTTTTTGCAACCATCGAACCATCTTTCATCTCCACACCGCTTGATATTCTCGCAATCAATGGTGATTCAGAGTCCAATTTATCGTCCCAGATATCATCAGCGATTTTGTCTAATAACGACATACCATCTTTATCAGTTATAGCCGTCAAAGTACCCTCACTATCGTACTTTTCAGTGTACCAACAGGCGTGTCCCCCGGTTGGGCACTCTGTATATAGAGCATTTTTCACATCACCCAAACTCAAATCATACACAAATGCAAAACCCTCATTGCTTTTGTCATACTCACCACACCATGCTGGTGGATTTTCACCGTGGCATTCCATTACCCTTGGCTGCTGTATGTATTGTTCTCGCATTTCGTAATTTCCCGAGACGGATGCACCATCTTCCGTGATTGTGAGAGTTGAACCCATATCCATATTTTTGTACGCGTAGTACCCACCACCGATCGCGACAACGAAACAGAAACACACGAAGAGTAAGAAAAGTAGTACCAAAGTCATATATATATATACTACTTAATAATTTTTTTCAGGTCCTCCGCGATGAAATCGAAATGGCCGAGCCGCCATTGAGCAAAGCTCCACAGACCAAACATGAGCGTCTTGAACGCGTTATTTAAATCGGAATCATCCATCTTGTATATCGGCCCGACCAAACGCTGCATGAATAGCTCGTCTTTGTGTTTGCCCGTCACGCGCTGTTCCAGTAAAGTTAACGCACACGTGTCGTCATTCACGCTCCAATGGTAAAACAAGAATGGCACGAGAACACTGAAAAATTCGAGATTTTCACGCCTGTTCGTGAACGGCATGATGATAACGGCGAGAAACAAGACCAAGTGAATATAAAATATGAGATTCATGAGTACTCTCTGGTACACGCTCGGAAAATTATTCTTCTCATACCACCTCATCGAGTTCAACCTCATCGTCATCAGAAACATCGGGTGTCACGAGCTCGATGTCTTTCTCTTTTTGACGTCCGAATATGCCTCGCTTCAACACGGATGTTTTCTTCGGTGCCGTCACAAGTCCCTTACCCGCGGCTCGAATCGATTCCAATTCTTTCTTCAACTTCTTCTTCTCTTCGCTCTCACCGACGAGTCCCTTGAGCGCGCGGATGATCGCGTTTTCGCGGATTGCGCCATATGTCCGAATGGGATGAATTTGTATGATCTCAGGTTTGTATAATGAATCGCCCGGGAATTCGCGTTCGAACGCCTCGAGTTGCGCCTTCGGGATGTCGGGCGCCTCCTCCAAAAGTCGATCGTACTCCGCCTTGCACTCGTCGATCATGATTGCACCATCTTTGGTCCTGTCCTTCAACGGCAAAGCTAACTCAAGGCGAACTTTTCGAGAGAATTTCCCGAAATTGGTCGCCGCGAGCTTGTGCGCCTGCGTGTTCTCCTGCAACTTCAAAAACGTACTGATGGTCGCGATCAAACCGGCTATGAGGTTACCCGCACCGATCGACTGACTCGCAATCGGCCTGAGATTTTCCGGAACTGACTCCATCGCGAACGAGGCCGTGCCAGTTATAGTCGATAGGATGATGACGGGGAGCGTCGCGCGTTGCGTCGTCTTCGCGTACGCCATGAAAGACTGGTGGTGGATGTATCGGTAACACGCGGCCGCTTCACCCCACGCCTTGAGGATCGTCTCCTGTTGCTCGTGCCACGCCTTGATTGGAAACTGACGAGGAACTTCTTCTTCGTCCATCTTCTTTCTATATCTGAACATCTTTTTTCGCCAGCGTCGTGGCGATGAATACTACGGCTAAGAATGTCATAATATTCGACGCGGCAAAGCACGCGATGTATGGAAACACTTTTCGTCTTAAAGGTTTGAATACTCTTTGATTCAGAGGCGCATCTTCGGCGCAAATTAAATCGATCGCTTCATTAGTTAACGCATCCATGGAGGCTTTTGTGAAAATCCGAGAAAAGAAACCCGCCGCCGATGACGCAGCGCCGCCGCCTCGACTTCGTTCCATACACGAGGCGTGCGAGACAGCGCTTCGTGAACACGTCGCGGCGAAACGTAAATGTTTCGTGACGGGGGCGCCGGGTGTCGGGAAGTCTTACATCTTGCGGCGAGTGATGCCCCAAGCCATAGAGATACAACAGGAGCACATGCGATCAAAGAGCAACTTTCTCGCGCTTCTCAAGAATACTGACAAAGACGTGTTTGTGGAAGATTACGATGAGGCACCTTTACTGAAGCGACTCGTCGACGACGTGTCCAACGGAATGGAGATCACGCGCGGAGCCTTCGTGGCGACGAGCAAACAGTTCGCACTGTACGCGGGCTTCGAGAACGTCCACATCAACAGACCGTCGGTGGCTGAGCTTTTGACGCTCGTGGACGACCCGACGAGTGCCCTGGCGGTGGATTCCGCGCACCGCGCCAAAGGCAGTGTGCTCGACTTCTTCAACTTCTACGACAACGTCGGTGACGAGAAAGATGATTTTCGAGCACCGAAAACCATCATAAAAGATATTTTGACGGGTGAGAACACGACTTTCAAGGTCGAACACGCGTCAGAACATGGGAATATGGCGAGCCTCATGCACGAGAATTATCCTCAGTCAAAGGGTTGTGACATAGAGCGAATCTCACTGTCGTTCAGCGATGGAGATGTTCTCGACCAGGGGATGTATCACGGATACTGGGACGTCATGTACGCGTACGCCAACTCGACGCTGGCGATACCGCGAGCGTATCTGGGTGAACCCATCAAAGAATCTAAGATTCGCGCGGGGTCGGTTTGGACGAAACACGGCAACATGCGCGTGCGCGCACAGCGTCTCGCGACAATACGTGAACGCACCGGACTCGGCATCGACGCCCTGAACGCACTGTGCGTCCAGGCCAGGTTCAAGAACGTTTCGAAGATCGTCGAGTACGGACTGACGGCCTCCGATTTTGATGTTATGAACCACATCTGTGTCGGGAACCGTTTAAAGGCAAGTGAAACTTCCAGAGTAAAGAAGTTAATCAACAATGCTCGAGCAGATCAGACTGGCATCTAAAGATGAAGATGATGATGACGAAATCGAGTCGACAAAAGTGATCGGGAATGAAATGTTCTTCTATGGGGACGTCTCAAACGAATCGATTCTAGATTTCATCGAAAAATTTAAGAAATTGGAGGCGTGGCTCCTCAAGATCGCCGCGGACATCAACGGGTACGAGCCGAGCATCCGCGTGCACATATGCAGCGATGGCGGGGATCTTTTCGCGGGCTTCTCGGCCATGAACGTGATCGAGAAATCTCGGTGCAAAGTCACGACCATCGCACAGGGCTCGTGTGCCTCCGCGGCGACGTTCATGTTACTGGGTGGGTCTGAGCGCAAGATCGCGCGCAACGCTCACATACTCATACATCAACTTTCATCCACCTGTTGGGGCAAGTACGAAGAGATGAAAGATGAGATCAAAACGTGTGACAAGCTGATGAAGATGATCAGAGAAACATATTTGAACAAAACGAAGATTCCGGAGAAGAAACTCAACAAATTACTCAAGCGCGATATCCTGCTCGAACCGTCGAAGGTCATCAGTTACGAAATTGTGCACGCCTACGACTGATATCGTTGTATCGTTTGTACAAAATGAGCATACCGACGGCGATCATCAGCGTGCACGCGGCGTTCATGTCGAACTTGAATCCGTCGTCGGGTGGCGTGATTCGGCGCATGCGTTTTAAGTTGACGACAGGGAGTGATGACATCACTTTCTTTGTTATTATCAATATTTTAATTCAAGTCTCTGGTTCGAAAACCACTCATCGATGCACATGGACGCCCGTAGCTCGTCAACTCTCAACTCGTTGACGAGAACGTCTCGCAGTAGAATGTCTGTCCCGGGACACCCTCGTTTATAAATACTACGGAGAAGTTCGGCGTCGCACATCTTCGCTGCGTAGAAATCCGGGTACACGTACGCTTTCTTCTTACCCCTATCGATGTCCACCTCCTCGCGCGACCAAAGGGCACCGAGCCCGTGACGACGACCGGGCGCCGTCTCGAGCCATTTTTCGACATCGTAATCCCGGGGGAGATTACAATACGACCTGATCACTTCGTCGACCATGTTTAAGTCCCGCTTTCGCGTCGCCAACGACGTGACGCGTCCGTACTCGCGCGACATCGCGTGCGTGCGTCGATCAGTGATGACGGGTGAATCTTTTGAGCGAATCGAGAAGAACGACACCGTTTCCGAAGATTGCGAACGCTTTTATAATTCTACCTCGACAAGATTCCTCCATAATCTAAGTTTAGAAGTTTCTCTTCGAATTCTCGCTCGACGTGCGAAAAGATACGGCGCGCCGATGAGACGAGAAATGCGTCGTGCGTATTCTTCGATCTCTCTCTGAGGACACACGCCAGGGCCTCCGGTGAGCCCAGATCCAAGATGTCGTCTGGTGTGCGAACACCCGCGCGCGCGAGCGCCCGTGCCCTGTGCACGCCGACGCACGGCAATCGCGTGAGTTCCAATATATCAGCCTTGCTCCCCGCGAGAATGCGTTCCGCCGTTCGCGTGACCAGAGTCGCGACGTCATCCCAACCGCAAGCCTCACACAGGGCACACACGTTTTGAGCGCGCATCGCGCACGCCTCCTGGAGCCACTGCACGCGCCCGACGTCCGTCCCGAATCTAGCCGCAATCTCTTCTATCGTGCCCCTTTCCTCGATCAAATCTGTGACGACGCGCGCGCACGCGAACTGCCTGAGCGTTTGAGCGTGCGACCGACGACACATGTACGCCAGCGATTCATTCAGACCGATGGCACTGGCGACGTCCTCTTCGTCGCTCGTCATCCCTTCCCACGTGTTCCTATAAACCGCGTCTATCCGATCCGACGACGGTGCGAGCAAAAATACGACGTGCAGCGGCGTCGTCAACACGAGCGAACGCCTGATGCGTTCAATCTGCGCCACGAGCGGCTTGATTTCGTCCATGGACAAATTTCCAAGCGCTGCGCCGGCGCCGAGTTTTGTTGGTGTCCACGTTTGACCGTCCCACGCGATGAGCCCTTCTCGCTCGCAACGACGAAGCGCTTTTAGAGCCAGATCATACGTTTCGGACGCACTCGCGGAGAGCGTGCCCGCCACGTACTCTTTCATTTCCATCGATGTCCTCACGAGACCACACGCGACGCCGTCGAGGATGATGCGCTGCATCTCCGACTCCCCGACGGCGCTCCTCACCTCTCCCCGCGGTCCCTGCTCAATGAGACGCGCGACCTCCTCGGGTGACTTGTGCGTCGGGCAAAATACGATCGCCGACCCGACCGCGTCCATCCCCTTCCTACCGGCTCTCCCTATCATCTGCTGAATCGTGCGCGCGTCGAGTGCGCTCCGACCCATCTCTATCGATCGCAAAATCACGCGCCTGGCTGGTAGATTGACGCCCATGGCTAACGTGCTCGTGCAGCAGAGCACGCGGAGTTTCCCGTGTATGAACGCGTGCTGCGCCTCGCTCCTCTCATCTGTGCCCATGCCGGCATGGTGGGCCGCGACGCCCAACCCCGGCAGAGATGTCCTCAAAAACCCCGCCGTGACTTCACAGCTCGCGCGCGTTGGACAAAACACGAGGACCGACCCATTGTCGTCGATCGTCTCGCGCACGAGCACCGCGATGTGATCGTTATCCGTCGCACCCGGGATGTGTCTCGATAACTCACCCGTGTCCGCCACGTACATCGCGTTCTTGTGTTTTATTTCCACGCGGAGTTCGACGGGGCGAAACCTCGTCGAATACGTGCGCGCACCCCCGAGCCAGGTCGCGATCGCACCCAACGATTCTTCGTACATGGGCGCGCTCATGCACACTATCTGCGCCTTCGTGAGCCCCCTTCGAGCGGCGTACGCTATTTTCGTCAACAGGAGCTCGATGACTCCACCCCGCCGCTCATCGCACACCATGTGAATCTCGTCCGCCACGACGCAGCACATTTTCCCTAGTCTTCCGAGTTCCAATAACTGAGATACGATTGAATTTGCACGCTCGGGCGTGCACACGACGATCGTTCGCTTACGCCAGCGCTTGAACGCGCCTCCACCGCGACCGCCGTATAACCGCTTCAACTGGAATTCCTTTCCCGCGCGCGCGTACATGTGTGCGCTTCGCTCGTTGCACAGGTCCACGAACGGAAATATCGCGAGCGCGAACGCGTCGTCGGGAGCTTCTCGAAGTCGCTGGAACATGAGCGCGTCCGCGACGAGGCTTTTGCCCGCGGACGTGGGTGCCGTGTACACCACGTTCCTATCCCCCGCGATCGCCAGGCACTGGGCCTGCCATTCGTACATGTGGTGACGCGCGTCGAATTATGAAGCGTGGTTCGATTTTTTCAACCAAAGGTGGGTCCATGAAATTTCACGGGGGAAATTTTCTAAAGACGTCACAGTATGGCGCGCGGTACATCTTCATCTTCGAGCGAAGAAGATGATGCCGAGTCGTCGACGTCTGAGATGTTGAGCGAGTCCGAACCGCTCGAGGAGGACGACGACGAATCGGGGTCTGAGGAGGACGAGAACTTGGGCCGTATTAACCTCGGCCCGCGACGCGTCGTTCACCGAGATGCGACACTCAAAGATCACTGGAAGCAAACTTTGAGTGCCGTAGATTCGGTAAAAGAGAAGATCCCTTCTTGGACCTACGTGAAACTAGTGGATTTTATCAAGGACGAATGGTCTAACTGCCGTTGACCAACCGCTCACAGATTTGGGCTTTTGAGAGCTTCGAGTTGACCTGAATACCCCTCTCGGAGGCGAGTCTGAGCAGCGCATCTTTAGGAGCGATGAACTCACACCTCGTCGTCGACGTGTACCGTCCACGCGGTCTGTGCCTGTGCCAGTTCTTATTGCCGTGTTTATTCTTGAGGTTCTCGTTAGATGTAGAATCCGTTTTTAACTTGTGACTCCAACGATTTTTCGTACCGTGCACGTTGTTCGAGGTGCGACGAACGCGCACGATGTTATTTTTGTTTCGAAACACGTTCACGTTCGCGTTCGCGTTTCTGTTGTTATTGTTGTTGTTGCTGACAATCGGTGGGAAGTTCGAATTGAGACTTCCAACCGGAGATTTTCGTCTGAGCTTGCGAGCACGCACGGCTCGTTGGATCGTTTTCGCGGCGGCGGTCTTTTTTCGCGCCTTGTCTGCGATCTTTTTCGCGACCTTTTTCACAAAACGCTCAGGTCTCCCGATGTTCAGACGGCGCCGCTTCGCCATCGATTGCAATCGGTTCCTATTTAAGGGTGGTGGGCGCTTACCGATCAACTTTTGGAGTTCGCGCACAGCATTTCGCTGCCCCTCTACGTTCACGGTCCGTTTCATGGTGATGGCGTTTAGTGCTTTTCGCGCCGCGGCCCTCTCCTTTGCCCTTGCGGCCTTCTCTTTTACAGACTTCGCGAACTGAGTCGGTTTCTTGGGTTGACCCGACCGCTTGAACGGCGTCTTGCCCTGAGTTTTTTTGAGGATCTCCACGGCTCTTTTCATGCGTTGTGAGTTAGTGTTATTACTCATATTACTACTGGTAGTGGACATTTTAATCTCACTCACGCCCAGAAATCGTCATCGCGACTCGTCGTCACGTCGTCCACCGCGCCGCACGAGTCGAGTTCGTCGAGGCAAAACGATCTGTACTGAGGCCCATCCTTCGTGACGTTCACGCGCGCGTGAAACGTGCAATAATGCGACGCCGCTTCGCCGAGCCCGCTCGAGCGAACTGAAAATCCTTTACACCCATCTCTCGACTTACACTCTTTCGCACACGCCTTGAGTTGCTCCTTCCCCCAACCGAGTATCTTCTTCGGCGCACCGACGTGGAATCGCCTGAACGCCTTACCCTTGATTCGTTCAAACTCCAAGTCGTCGCCGAGTTCACAGTGATAGCCATAGAAAAGCTTCGTCGTCGGACACCCCATCGGACCGCGCTCGACATTAACCTCTACGTCGTCGTCGCGCGACGTCGGAACGAACGGTTGATCCTCGTCAGTGGTGGTTATCGGCGGTGGTTGATCTTCCGTCGTGGGTACCCGTTCGCCCACGTCGGTATCCGTGGGTTCGCCTGGTTTCTCTTTTACCCCGGGCGGTGAGGGTGCCCGTTTTTCCAGATTTTTTATGAGTCGAGATACGTACCACAGTAACGCCACGACGATGAGCGTGAGTACGACGACGAATATCATCTCTCTACATAATACTGCCATTTTAATTACAAATCGATCATTCATTAGCGACCGCGTTCCAGTATCCTTCCATCAAAGCGTCGGAGATTTGCTTGGCGGCGCCGTCTGGCAGATGTTTTTTGTGTTCATCGAGCGCCGCCTGTGCGCTGAAGAAAACACCCNNCCCGAGCCGCGACACCCGTCGCGGTCGTCTAGATTGTTGACCGCGTACTTCAAACATTCGACGTGCCCGTGTTCGATCGCTCGTTTGGCCACGTCGATAGTCATGGGGTGTCCTATCCTATGAAGTTGAGTGAGCGCATCGATGAAACCGAATTCCGCGCAGCTCTCGGGCGTGAGGTTGTAGGACTGTATCACCGACCAGAACAATCTATCCTGGAACGCCTTTCGTTTATCCATGTGTTTCGATGCGGTTTCGTAACGCTCGATCGTCACCTGGAATCCGTCCTCGACGAGAGCGTCGAGCGCCGCCACGTCACCCGTGATGCACGCGTTCCTGAAATGTTGTTCTCCAGTATTCATGGCGCGCGTCAAAAAATGAGGATGTCGATCGCCTCATTTCATTACATCATTTTATCCGACCGGGTCGTGAAATTTCACGCGCGCGGCGATATGAGGGTGCCCACCCGGCATCCGCATCCCCGTCACTTCGCGACGCACGCGATGCCGCCGCGCACCCGAGGCGCCGCGGACGCGGACGCGGACGAGATCGTGATCGACGACCCACCCGAAAGACCGAGCAAGCGAACGAAGCCGGTGCAGTGGCGACACCGCGGCGTCAAGTCAAAGGACACGTGTGTGTTTCCCGGATGTAACATCCCCGTGGACAGGGGCGTGGGTTCATACAGCGCATACCCTCTGTTCATGGAACCAGATGACGCGCGGTGCTGTAAACGATGTAACCCCCGCGTCGTAGTGGACAGGGCCGCGCGCACGCACCCGGCGTTTCCACTGCGAGAGTGCATGCATCCAGCGGACCCCGGTCACTCGTGCGCGTTCACTTCCGACGGATCGAACATGGAGAAATGGAAATCGTGGGCGATTGGACCCGAAAATGGGAATGGGAGTGACCATGACCTCAGGTTCGAGTCCGCCATATCCCAGCTCACCGATTTGATCGGTAAGTCTGGGTGTTTGGAGTGTGCCCATCAATTTTTGTGGCGATGCAAAGTCATATCGAACAAGACACTACACATGCTAGCGTGTGAGGCCATGGTAGCGCGTGTTTTGATCGATTACACGCGCGATGAGGTGCGCCCGGCCGCTGTGAAAGCGGTTTTTGACGACTGGTGGGGATCATCTTCCAAGCTCGATTTGCAGTCGTCCTTCATACCTGTGTGTGACGCGTACACTGGGACGAGTACTGGTCGCGCTGAGCTCGTCGCAACATTGCTCGAGGTTATACCGGAATCAACGTTGTTCAAATTCATTGGAGCATTATCGGAAACGCGCGTTCAGTGGTGGTCACCCGTCATCTGGCGTTTCAAGGAGACTTGGGACGCGTGGAAATGTTTTCAAATAATGCTGAAAGATATGAACCGCGAGCTCAAACTGAGTAAGGATTCGGCCGAAATGAAATCCATGTACGTCGATGACATCGCCGTTATTTTGAAGTCTTGGTTGGTACAAGGTAAGCACACGGATGTAAAAATCTTCATCGAATCGAAGGGCATCAAACTCCGTGGTAAGTCGGTGCTCGGCGATGTCGCTGACGAAATCAATCTTCCGAGCGTCATCTGTGATATCTGCAGACCCGACGCCAACATATTCATACATCCTTCTAACGGCGACCAAGCGTTAAACAGCAATATAAAATGGTTTGCGTCGCTGTATCGCTGTACCGGTACAAGAAGATTGAAATGGACACATTCGTGCTGGTCAGAACAGCACAAATTATATGAACAAGGTATCCACGGTGTGTCGCACGACTTAATTCTAGACGCGATGGAAGTATTAATGACGACTTTTCGTCCGTTCGTTGCCAATCCACACGTCTTTGGGTTGGCAATACTTCACGCGCTCGGATTGCACTCGGACTCATCGAGATATAAATCGTTTGGGAACGATGTCATCGGGCTCTTTCTCAGGAATTACGAGACGCGGTCGCGGTGCAATGGCCCGAGATACAATGGAAACGAAATAAGGGCATACTTTGGCGCGGAATTCAGACCAGAATTCATCGAGATCCTTTTTGATGAAGAAACTTCTTGTAAGGAGTTTTTTGTAGTGATGTCACATATGTTTGCCAATGTATGTCTCGCTAACCCCCGAAGAACGATTGAGCTGTCAGATACGTGTAGAATGTTATCATTGCGACCTTCGGATTTCGCGCAGGAAGTTCGGGAACACGAGAACTTTTGGTTAAAGGATGATGATGGTGCGACCCGGGCCGATAAAAGGGCTGCCCTACAACTCGCACAGAGTTCCATCGACAAGGTGAAAGAGCGGATGCCAGATGGTATTTACAAGGAGGTTATGGATGATCTTATGAATAAATGGAATGACGCGTGAGGAGGTGCGAGCTCTGTGTTTCGAGCGCACGCGTGAGTTCTTGTAATAAAAAATGCTCTTCGCGCTCGAGGCTCACGAGCTCCGCGTCCATAGATTTGATTCGGGAAGATTCGGTCGCTTCTTCTTCGTCGCGCACCTGTCCGTTGTAGCGACGCACCAGTCTTCTCGCCCGGACATTCGATATTTCCCACTGTATCTTCAGGAGTGATTCTTTCAGGTCGTTCACTTTGTTGCGGTACATCATCATCGTCATCGCCCGTGCGTGCATCTCTGGCGTCAAAGATGCGCGCGCCTCCGAACAAATGGTCACCCGGCGAGCACCAACTATTCACCGAGGGCCTGGCAAAACTCGGTAGAGGTAATTGGAAGGGTATAGCGCGACACTTCGTCAAGACGCGAACGCCGACTCAGGTCGCGTCGCACGCGCAGAAGCACTTCGCGCGCTTAGAGAAGAGAAAGAAAGATCTTCGACTCAGGGCGAGTATCTTCGATGATGATGATGATGATGGCGTGGTGAATGTCGACGGTGATGAAGACGCGCTATCACCCGCGTCATCAGCGACGAACTCGACGACGACGCCAGTTTCACTGGAGACCGGGACCGAGGTGTCTTCGGGGGTTAGCTACCTCCAACACTTCCTGTACAACATCATCTTTTACCAGGAGATGATGTCGTATCGTCGTCGGTGTTTTTTCACCCCCCCTATGCGACCGGCCCCGATTCGTCACAGAGCAAACCACGACGCGTGGGCTAGAAATCTTCTTCGTTGAAACGACAACCATTTACCTGATCGCCGCACATGACAGACTCGTACACCCACGACCCATCGACGATCTCGTCTTCAATCAACTTGAACTTGATCATCTCGAGCTCGGCGCGGCGCATGATGATCATATCGCGCGTTTCCTCGTAACACGTCTTCACGAGCGCGTCGATCTCTTCGTCGACTCGCCTCGCGGCGTCCGGGCTCATGTTATTATAATCGAAGTTGTGCTTGCCGAATCCCCACACGGTGAGCATCTGTCTGGCGAGACTGTAGACGTGCGCGTAGTCACTGGATGCACCCGTCGTCACGCTCGTCTCCCCGTACACGACCTCCTCGGCCGCTCGGCCACCGAGCATAACCCTGAGCTGTGCCATGTAGTACGACCGAGGCCTGATGTCGATGTCCTCGTCGGGTGTGAAGTAAGTTACGCCACCGGTGTCACCTCGGGGGATGATGCTTATCTTTCGTAAAAGATCGTACTCCGGGTGGAACGCACCCACGACGGCGTGTCCAGCCTCGTGGTACGCCACTAACTCCTTTTTAGCTGGCGAGAAGATCGTGTCCGAGCGGGCGCCCACGACGATGCGCTGGTACACCGATTCAACGATCTCGGGCGTGATGACACCTACATCATCGCGCGCGGCGCGAATGGCACACTCGTTCATGAGATTCGCCAAATCCGCCCCCGAGAAACCAGTGGTTTGCCTCGCGACACCCCTGAGATCGACGTCCGTGTCCAACGGCTTGTCTTTCGCGTGAACTTGGAGGATGCGTTCGCGCCCATCGACCCCCGGCAGGGCCACAGATATTTTTCGGTCAAATCTGCCGGGGCGCACGAGCGCATCGTCCAACAAATCCGCGCGGTTCGTGGCCGCGAGGACGATGATCTGTGTGTCGTTATCGAACCCATCCATCTCCGTCAGGAGTTGGTTAACGGTCTGCTCGCGCTCGTCGTTGCTGGCCATCCCACCGGCAGCACTTCTCGCTTTACCCACCGCATCGATCTCATCGATGAAAATGATGCAAGGTTGGATTTGTCTCGCCTTTTCGAACAGATCACGGACTCGCTTCGCGCCCATGCCCACGAATAACTCGACGAAGCTGCTGCCACTGCACGAGATGAAAGGCACGTTTGATTCCCCCGCGATGGCCCGCGCGAGGAGCGTCTTCCCACACCCAGGACTGCCGGTGAGCAGACATCCACGCGGGATTTTCGCACCCGTCGCCTCGTATTTTTCAGTGTTCTTCAAAAAATCGACGATCTCCTCCAACTCTTCGCGCGCCGCGTCTATGCCTTCGACGTCCGCGAACCGCGTGTCGAGCTCGCCCTCCACATCGTGGTCAGTCTTCATCATGCCGAACGGGTCGGCGCCACCACCCGCCCGCGCGCGATCGATGATGGCCCGACCAACTAAGAAGACGAGAAGCCACATGAAGACGGCGGAGAAGAAGGTTCCATTTTTCGCCTGAGGCGGGGCCTGTATGAGTTCGACGTCGGCGCCCGAATCCAAGAGTACGCGCCAAAACTCTTCATTTTTCGAGACGATCGTCTGATTCACCGAACCGTCTTGGTCGGTGTACAGAGCGGAATCCGTGTCCGCCCCGAGCATGATTCCGTCCACTTTTCCACTCTTCAGGTCTCTGACGAGGTCCGTGTACGTGGTTCGGCGCGGTGGCTCCTCTCGTTTCGTCGCGGGTGCGGTGAGACGTTGGTTTGGGAAAAATCTTGCAAACATCGTTTTATTACAGTACGAGGGGATAAAAATTAGGCTCTTTCACCGCGCACACGGCGCGCGAGCTGCATGTCTTTCGGCATGATGGTGACCCGCTTCGCGTGGATCGCACATAGGTTTGTATCCTCGAACAGACCGACGAGATACGCTTCGGACGCTTCTTGGAGAGCCAGGACAGCCGTGGATTGGAAGCGCAAGTATGTCTTGAATTCCTGTGCGATTTCGCGGACAAGGCGTTGGAACGGAATCTTGCGAATCAAAAGTTCGGTGCTCTTTTGATACTTGCGGATCTCTCGGAGCGCGACGGTGCCCGGGCGATACCGATGCGGCTTCTTGACACCACGCGTCGTCGACGGTCCTTGCTTACGGGCAGCCTTGGTGGCGAGTTGCTTGCGCGGGGCTTTGCCCCCGGTGGACTTGCGTGCGGTTTGTTTCGTTCGGGCCATGTGCGTCGCGTTCTGACGCACCACCGCGCGCGCCGCCGCGCGTGGGCACCCCATCCCCCGGGTCGTGAAATTTCACTCACTCGCCCCAGATCCACGAAAAATTTCTAGATTTGGAAAATTTTATTTTGTTTATGGGCCACCACGACCACATACGATACCCATAGATTTGAATCTTCTCTTCTTTGAGGCGCCATTCACGGACGCGCGCGAGATGCGGCGGAAACAGCGGAACCCCTTGCGCGCGGCCGATCCCATCTACGTCGACGACGTGCCCGTGTCCACGGTTTCAGAACTCCGCTATGAAAACATATAGCCTTAATCCATGTAATATACGTCGACGAGACTTCCTTACGTAAACGACCATCGTTTGAAGACCCCCCAGAGCTCCCCCAAGATTATTTTCTCAGCTACATTTACCAGGCCACACGGTCC